ATGAGCAACAAGTTTATTAGCAAAGGGCAAAGGAATGTCTGTGTGACGTTTGTGAAGTACTATCCTGTATTGATGCAGGTTATTATGTTAGCCAGCATTTTTGATGAGTTTTATCCTTTTAGTATCACTAATTGGCTGTATCCGATATTAGGTCATTCTCTATCATGGGACCTATTTCTCTTGGCTTTTCAAGAATGTTCAGGTTTTGTATATGGCATAGGTTATTGATCTATAGCATGATTTTTAATATCTGTGTAGAATGGGTTACGGTTAATATTGAGATGCCTATTGAACACAATATCGTAGTGTGGTCTGTTATGGCTGTTACTCTTCTGATAATCATTGCCTCTATTGTTTTAAGGTTTAAAACAGGATGTTTTGAAAATGAAAGAAATTCTGACAGAGACGCTGCGTAAAAGCGGTGCGGCGGTATGCGATAAGATAAAGGAGATGTTTTTAAGCGGGGAATGCGATCATCTTACAGCCAACGATCTTGAGACATGGACGCAGCTTGCTAATCCGGCTAAGTACTATACCGGAGAAGAGGCTGTTTCTTATCTTAATGTAACTTCTAAAAGATTTTATGAATATCGGAAGGCGAAGTTAGTTCCTGATCCGGTTAAGATAAAGGGATTCCCTAAACCTTTATATACGAAAGTTATGTTGGATGAGGCTATAAAAACCATATCCGGCATGAGTGAAAGAGATATTTATATGAGGATCTTGAATGCTAAATCAAGAGAATCAAGAGCAAAAGAAAGGAGGGGAGCATGATCACTAATGGTGAATTTGTATCAAGAGTCGTAAACGGTATTCATGCCCTTGACAAAGATTCGCATGTTAGTCGGAGATGGATATTGAATATCGGTAGAACTAAAGCCGAATCTTATACAGCACAGAGGTGGGATGACGGGATGTTACTTGGTGACCACCGGCTCCTAACTTACGTTACTTGCCTGGAGATGATTGAAGTTGATAAAATAGTTTGCTGCGATGCCGAATTTGCGTTATGTAATACACTTATGCGTTCAAAGCATAAGCTTCCAGGACTTCTTTATTCTGCCCTTAGACCGGCTATTACTAAGGTGACTAACGTAGATAACACTATATTTTTTAAGTTCGCTGAAATAAAGTCGTATCGCAATGAACAAAAAAGACCGTATGCTAAATACGTTAAAGAACGTCGTCCTTTTTATTATGTAGAAAACGACTATATTTATATACCGGATTTCCATATAGAGCTTATTAACGTAGAGTTCTTTACAACAAGAAGAAAGAAGGCGCTGGAGTTAATGGCTTGCGATCCTACACCTAAAGGGTGCGAATCTGAATGGGAATACGAATTTATTTGCCCTATTAAGCTGATTGAGTATGTAGTGGCAGAGACGATAAAGGAAGTAGCATTCAGGCTACAGATTCCTATTGATGAAAATCCGAATCTTGATTCCAATCAGAAAAGTCAAATTGTTCAATAATAAAATATTATTTATCTTTATTTGGGTCTTAGTTGTGAAACCAAGACCCATTTTTATATAACTTAGTAACATGAAAAGAACATCAATACAATCACCGTATTTTGCAGCCTACTACCATCGTCTTATGAAGAGAAAGAATGGTTTTAAGAAAGGCATGATAAGAGATAGAGGAGAGGTTTTAAGGCTGTTGTCTATTATATGGAAAACCGTATCAGAGCATTATGTGGAAGCTGATGCTGGTGTTTACGTAGATAACGTGGGCTACTTATGCCATGTGCTTATACCGGGCCAGCGCTTTACCGTCAGGCGGGACCTGGACATCGTGAGCAGGCTCGGCACCAACGGCTACCTCTACAACCACCTGGCTATGGATTTCGCAGACTCTAAAAGATATTACCATTTTGTAATACAAGATAGCTTGAAAAAGAAGTTAAGGGTTAAAATGAATAAAGGACGAAGATATCGATTTATGTACAATGAAATACTTGCTAAAAGAAGGGTGTTTAAAGACTTCCAGATTAAGAGAGTTTTCGAAGATAAAGAATTGGGACATAGAAGGTCGTAGAAAAAAGATAGCGATCACCCTTTGTAGATATAGGATAATCACTATTTTTGCATATCCGTCTACTTTCGCAAGCGGACGGATATAATGCTAACAAAATATCTTTATACAAATAAAGCTCTATGGAGGCAAAGGTAAACAATTTTCAAAACAATGCGAAGGATAGTAACATTATTTTGACGTCAGAATCCAACGAAATGGATTTATCTGTAAAATTATCTAAAATTTTTAGCTATAATGGCCATAATGTTTCTTTTATAAAAACTTCTTATGGTATATTATTAAATGCCACACAGATGGCAAAAGCATTCAATAAGAAACCTGCCGAGTATCTAAGGTTGCCGTCTGTAAATCAATTAATTAAGTCAATGGTGGGATTTTCTCACCTTTCTGAGAATCAGATAGTTACAACTATGCTTGGAAGTCCTGAAAATGGAGGAGGTACATGGATGTTTGAAGATCTCGCCATAGATTTTGCGAGATGGTTGGATACTGATTTTAGATTATGGTGTAACTCGAAGATAAAAGAATTTTTAACATCAAACTTGGTTTCTATTCCAAATTTTACTGATCCGGCAGAAGCAGCCGAAGAATGGGCTAAGCAGTATCGTAGAGCTCAGCAAGCGGAAGCTATTGCTTTGGCTGAACATAAAAGGGCGGAGCAAGAAAGAATGGAAAAAGAAATAGCTGTAAATACGTTAGAAGAAAAGAAGGGGGATATAGAGTTTTCTGAGTCATTTAAGAAGGTGGATCATGAAAACATGTGGCTAATCAGAGATGTGGCGAAGAAGCTTGAGCAGAATGGAATCATCATCGCAGAAAAGAATCTTCGTTTGTTTCTTGAGGAAGTCAAGTTTATGTTCAGAAATGGGCAGGGTAGATGGGAGCTATACAGTGATATTGTCAAAAATAAGTTTGGTGTTTACAGATCATATTTTGTTGACAAATATTCTGGGGAAAGAGTTAATCAGCAAACCATCTACATGACTGGTGCCGGATATGAAGTCACACTTAAGGGGATAAAGGAAAAGTGTAGGAGCCTTTTCTTGAAGTACGGCAAGTTTGAAGATCCTAACTTTTGAAAACACAAAATATGGCGTTATACATATTATTCATATCTTTGTGGAGGTCAGGTTCGTTTCCTGTCCTCCATTTTTTTTAAGAGATGACAGTCGAAAATTATATCATAGAGTTAAAATCGTCTTTAAGATCATTTGACAAGCGTGATCTGATAGATGAGGTATCCATCTACAAATGGATAGAAATTGCCCTGAAGAAGTTTGGAGGCGATATTACTATGCGCAAAGAAGCGGTAGTGGATGTCAAGCGAGGGCAGGCCCGTATGCCTGGTGATTACTTTGATCTTATTCTGGCTTTTAAATGCGATTTTAAAGGATATGAGGTGCCGGAAGGTGACAAGGTGATATCAGAACTTCAAAATACAATAGCTTGGAAAGAACGTGCCGAAAGAAGTTATAGGTGGTGTTCTTGCGATGAATGTTGTAAAGACGAATGCGAGAAAGTGATAGTTGAAAAATTTTATATCAATGTTCATGATCGCGATCATGAAGTTCGTTGCTATTATGACCGGCCGGTAATGTTAGGTCTTGCTAAGCCTATGCTTCGTGATTCTTGTTTAAGTAAATGCCGGAATAAGGTAATAAAGGATAGTCCGTATGAGATAAATATCGTAAACGGATTCCTGTATGCTAATTTCGATGGTCCTATTTACATGCAGTACCGGTCTCTTCCTTTCGACGGAGAATCTAATATAATTATACCAGACACGCCTCAAGGTCTGGTATTGGATTATGTGGATAATTTTGTAAAGATGAGATTCTTTGAGGAACTGATGTATAATGGAGAGGCACAAGGAGCGGCCGATTTGTTCAAGTTGTATGCACAGCAAGATTTGGTTAAGCTGAAAAATGCTAAGACCGAACTTAAGATGATGGGAATGACATTGAAAGGTATGTATGAACCTCTTAGGCGGCGTCGTGCCGAGTTTGAGATTTATTCTAAGGCATATCCTGTAATTGACAACATGCTTAAATTGGTATGACAGAAGTAGTTCTATTTATATATTTGTCTGGCGTTATCGCATCCATGATTGTTTGGTCAATCAGGCAATTTAAAGGAGAGGCGAGTTTGGTAGAGACAATGTACTGCCCGGTAGTATTTTTGTTGAGCTGGATATACGTATTTGAAATATTTAAAATGAAATAATATGTTAGAGGTTAAAGCAAGCGAAATAGTAACCGCCGACAAAATGAGAGGCATAGGACCGGCAAACATCATCTTCACAGCCGGCCCTAATCCGGTAGCTGAAGATCGTAGAGGCGTAGCTAAGGTAACGGCTGGTGGAGAGAGTAAGAACGTTACAATCACACAAGCTGCCGGCGAGCAGGTTGTTGTAATTCCTGAGTTCGATTATCTTGTTCTTAGGTATGGATGGGAATCAGAAGACGGCTCCGATTTTGATACTGCAACCGGTTTCACCAATACAGGCATCTCAGATGTAGATAATAAATACGTTGGATGGAGTAAGCAGTGGGCTACTACCCAACAACAGGTAGGTGATTACCTTGTTTATGGTGGTGATAACATGCAGTCCGGTCTTGAAGGTGCGCTTATTAAGATGAAGACCTTGCTATCAGCGCCTGGAATGGACGAGTCGGAACCTAATATCAATGCTGATATCTATGGTAATTGGTATGGAAATAGAGGGCGAGGAAATGTTGTTGTGTCTTTTACAGCCTACCTTGGAGGAGAGATGGTTAAACAAGGATTTAATTTCATTAATGAAGGAGGTACGGAAGTTTACTCCGACAGCATCACTACTAACGTTTCGGCTCATGGTGAAACCAATTACCAAAATATAAAAGGTTTGTACACTAAGATGGGTACGATGGTTTATAATAAGGAAAAGCGTGATTGTGTTATTGTTATAGGTTAAGGTGATGGAAGGTCTTTGGGATAAATACAATAGGATTAAGGAGGTGTTTTACCGGGATTTTGTTTATGATTCCAGCTACACAGAGCAGGCCTCGTGCATCCCACTGTCGTCGGTGAAGAACGGGGCAGGCTGGGTCGGCGACGGAACTATTAACCTGGCCCAGTATCTTCAGTTTGTATATACGGAAATGATTCTCGGCAATAAGACAGAAGATGATGTCTGTAATGCCATACTGGTGCTTACTCGTCTTGCTGATACTACCTATGATCTATTTTTTAATAGCAATAAAGGTATTTATTTCAAATTCGAAAAAGGATTTTTCTTAAGAGACGATATCCATAGCGAAGATGCAAGCAAATTCGGTCTTACCAAGATAAGTTCCGGGTACACTAATGGTATAGAGTTAAAAGACGAAGATCCATGCTTCTCCCCATTCACTTCACAAGATCAGATCTGGAATCTGGCTCCTATATTAGCTTTCTTGTCAGAAAAAGGATTTGAAGAAGCCAGGCAAGTAGGATACGATATTTTTGAGTACGTTATTAGGAACAGACACAAGATATACAATCCTTATTACAGTGCCTTGCTTCATCATTGGACATTCCTTCCTGATATGGATACCGATAAGGTCAAGCCGTGGGATAGGGTTAGCAACCGTAACAAGAATCTTAAATACAAAGTTAAGGTTAAGAGAGGGGCTAACAATTGGTACTTCTCTGGAGGGTTCAGATGGGCTTTTAAGAAGTTTGGAGGCGAGTGCAGTACATTCTGGCATTGCCTATGGTATAAACCATTTATATTCTTAGCAGATAGAGTATATCATCCATACATATGTAAATGGTTTGGTATTAAGGTTAAGAATAATTCTTATTATTGTCTTGGATCCACAAATGAAAAATCATGGTACGGTCCTGGATTTAATAAGAGGCTGGTTAAGTTCTTTAATAAGTCTTTGGAAGGATCGGAGTTATTTATGCCTCATCTTGTCTTCTTGCAAGAAGCCGAATGCGTTGAAGGAGATAAACTCAGGGCCTATTTAGATAAATGGGAATGGGATGGTGTTAATTCACCTATTGAATTTTTGATATTGTGTAACTGGTACAAAATTAAATTCGGAAAATGAAAATCTATTACAATTCTAAGATAGCTAAGTTGTTTACGTTCATTGACGGCTATAAAACAATTATGCTGTTTGGAGCCGTATTTACCGAACGTGATGCCATATCATTAAAGGCAGAATATCATGAAGGGACGCATTGTAATCAATATCAGGCGTTGTTTGATACGGGCTTTATAATCATCTCAATCATAGCATTAGTATCTGGTCTTAACGGCCATGCAGGATGGTGGATGTTGTGGCTGCTTACTATCCCGGTATTTTTGTACTATGTATGGTATCTGGTTGAATACCTAATAAGATTGTGTATATACCGGAATCACAAGAAAGCATATCACAATATCGTATTTGAAAGAGAGGCCTTCGATCTTGAAAATGACTGGAACAAACCTGGTATATTTAGAAGAGAGTCTGAAGGGTTTAGTTTCTTGAAATATTACAGAAAGGAGTATTATCGTGAGTAGGAGAAGATATTTTGAAGAACAAAGATCTGGTAATGGAGCTATTTATCATTGTGTAAAAACAGAAATAGAACCTGGAGATAAAATCAGATTATTTAATTTAATGAATAAAGTCAAATCCGATACAATTAGCCAGGATAAGATAAATAGTGTACTGAATCAACTTAGAGAAGGTACGGCTTTTAATATTCATACCCAGAGTCCAGTTTCTTTTTCGTTTTCAAGCACCTCTACCGGTTATGAACCAATGTCAATACGGATTACATTTGACCCGTATCCTACAAGTGAACAACAGGGTATTATATACAAGTTTCAGATAAATGACCAGAGGTACGTTTTTATGTTTTCTAATAGATACGATGGAATGAGAGATCTTATTAATAATGCAGATGAAGATGTTGATTGTGTTACTTCTGCAACAGAGAAGAGTAGTATATATCGCAATGATTCTTTCTTTGTATTTGTTTGATTATCTATATTAAATATAATTATATGATTTACAATAAGTTATTATATATAGGGGGGGGGTAATTCCTGATATATTATGAGGCGTCGTTTTTCTTTTGATAAAAATAGGGAGCTTGAAGACTTTCTTATAAGGTTTTATCCGGCCGGCAATTACACATGGGTAGTCCCTGATGGCTGTTTTTCCGTAGACGTCTTTTTAGTTGGAGGCGGAGGTAGCGGTAGCTCTGCCGGCGGTGGAGGTGGTTATACCAAGACCTTCAAATCTGATAACAAAGGCTGGAAAGACGGAGAAGCTATTGCTGTAAAACCTGGTCAATCTATTTCTATAACAGTAGGAAAAGGAGGAGCACAAGTTTATCAAGCCGAACAAAATTCTCCTGGTAAAGATGGTGGTTATTCTCAATTTATGAGTTCGTCTTATAGAGCAAATGGAGGAAAGGGAGCTAATAAGTGGAGGGGAGGAGATGGTGGTAGTGCCGGCAGTTCGTCATATACGCAAGATGGTGCTTCGGATGGTGGAGACACTAATGGAGAAGAGTATGGAGTAATCAAAGGTCAAGGTCATACTACCAGAGATTTTGGAGAATCCGGCGGTAAAAGAAATGCCGGTGGTGGGAGTGGAGAAACTAACACCGGAGTGGTATTTCAAGGCGGAATATCTGATTACAGTGAAGGATCTGGCACAGGAGGATCAACAAACGGATCTGGTAAAGGCGGCGGAGGTTATGGCGGCGGAGGCGGCGGCGTCAGATACTCTATGGTTTATGCTGGAGCTGGTGGTGATGGCACTGTTTTGATTAGGGGTAAAAGATATAAATTATAAGTGGTAATTATATACAATTTTACACCAATCATGTTGTAAAACATAAAGTAAAATAGTATGTGTCTTATTTTAATAAGATAATTTTGTATCATAAAACTGATAAGGAAATGATTAAAGGTTACAAATATAGATTAGATCCTACACCGGAACAGATTGTCCAAATGGAGAAGACATTTGGCTGTTGTAGGTATGTCTATAATTGGGCTCTTGATTTGAAAATTAAAACTTATCAGGGTGAAAAACGATCTTTGTCAGCGGTTGACTTATGCAAGCAGCTAACGTTACTCAAAAAAGATGATAACCATCTCTGGTTAAATGAAGTATCTAATGAATGCTTGCAACAATCTATCCGCTGTATGGATAGTGCCTTCACCAAATTCTTTAGAGAACATACCGGTTTCCCAAAATTCAAATCCAAACATAGAAACAAAAACGTTTTTAAGAATGTCAATTCTGTTAAGTTTGATTTTGAAAACAACAGAGTTAAGATTCCTATCATTGGTTGGATAAAGTTTTTTGCCAATCGGTCCTTTGAAGGAAAGATTGGTACGATAACAATATCTAAATCATCAACCGGTAAGTTCTATGCAAGTGTCTTAATAGATGACGGTATCCCTAATCCTGACAAGTTTGTTATCGATTCCGATACGACAGTAGGGATCGATGTAGGAATCAAGGATTTCGCTGTTCTTTCCAATGGGCAGGTTTTTAGTAATCCGAAGTATTTTGAATCTGCGCAGAAAAGATTAGGATGCTTGCAAAGAAGGTTCAGTCGCAAACATAAGGGAAGCAATAGATGGAAGAAGGCAAAACATGATGTTGCCGTCTGTCATGAACGGATTCGAAACCGTAGACAAGATTTCTTACATAAGGTCAGTAAGAAGATAGTAAGTGAGAACCAAACTATTATCATAGAAGACCTTAATGTAGGAGGTATGTTGAAAAATCATTGCCTTGCTAAGGGTATTGCTTCTGCATCATGGAGCGAGTTCTTCAGGATGTTGCAATATAAATCGGATTGGCGCGGTGTTAATTTAATTCGGATTGGAAGATTTGAGCCGAGTTCTAAGATGTGCGGATGTGGATACATACATCGTGATCTTAAGTTATCGGATCGTGTATGGACTTGCCCTGAATGTGGTTCCGTCAATGATCGTGATTTGCTTGCAGCTAATAATATTAAAAGATTTGGGTTGGAAAAGAAGAATCTTCTAACCCAAGAAAATATTAACAAGACACCGGTGGTGAACCGGGAAGGGGGCGTGGAGTTGTCGGCATTAGCTGGAACGGTGAAGCGTCAAAATGTACTGGTGTAAATTGGTATATAATCACCTCTCTTTTGTTATCTTTGTGACAAACAGTTATAAAATGGCAGCAGAAGATAACAGAAACATAGCGGTTCCTCAAACAGGTATGAACCGAGATCTGCATCCGTCGAGTCTTACGGATCAGCATTATACGTTTGCCTTGAATGCCAACATCGAATCCGAGGATGGTAATGTTGGGATGAGATCTAACGAGCACAGTAATCTTAAATGCATTGATTTCGATGGGTTTAAGGTTATTGGTTACAAGAATGATCTTACTTCGGGCAATATCTATTTTTTTATAACAAATCCTGAAACAGGCGTATCTAAGATAACTTATTTCAAGCCTGAATCCGATACAAGTATCTTATCCGATTCCGATATAGAGTCTATGGTAGAAGGATCGGAGTCGTTGTGTTCTGGCATAAAAACCCTGCTGGAAGACAACGAGCAAGATCCGTGCCTTAATTTCTCTATCTACCATCCTATAAAAACCATAGAAATAAAGACAGAGAAATGTGGAAAATGTATTTACTGGACCGATGATTATAATCCTCCCAGGTATGTTATTGTAGACAAGGCTCTGACTCCTGATGATGAAGGTGATATATGGTATCATTATCATGGGTATAAGATATGCGATAAAGAATACGATAGGGATAAATTCATGCAGGAGAATGGTTGTTTTCTGGCATGTGAGAAACTTAGGGTATTTCCGCTACTGGACCAGCCATGCGTAGAGCCGGTACAGATAGAGTACGGGGGCAGCCTACGTGCGGGCGTGTATCAGTTTGCTGTGGCCTTGTGCGATGAATTTGGTAACGAGAAAACTAACTATACTTCATTGACTAACCCTGTTCATGTATTTGATGAGCAATATATTAGGATAAATGATGGTAAATGGGGAGAAAGAACTAATCTTGGTATAAGACTTAAGGTGTCTAATCTGGATAGGCAAGTCAGCCATTACAAGGTGGCTGTTATTCAGAATACTGTAGGATACAATGGCGAAACACAACCTGTAGTGGATTATTTTATAGAAGGTATTCATCCTATTACAGAGAAGACCATATACTATTATTCTGATCTTAATAATAAGAGGACAACATTTGAACATATTTCTTTAAAAAGAGCCATATATAATACATCAAGAGGAATAGTGTCAGTCGGAAACCGTCTTCTTCAATATGGTCTTACGGCAGAAAAAGAATGGAATTTACAGCCTGTAGTTTCCCTCATGGGTCATTTCTTGAAATGGCAGGCGTCTGTAGCCCACGAAGATTTATATAAGGATGGTAATGCTTGTTCGTTGTATGTGGGATATATGAGGAATGAAGTGTATCCGTTTTCTATCTCGTTTAAGACATCTACTGGTTATAAAACTCCAGCATTCGTTCTTGTTCCCCCACCTTCTGATAAGGCAAGAGAGGAAATGAACAAAGACAGTATCCCATACCAGTCTATAAACGCATATGCTCCGGATTGCTCAGGTGTTGATAGGAAATATGTATGGCAGTATAGCAATACGGCAGGAGATGGGGTATTGATTGACGACGATGCGGTTGTTATAGATGAAGAACAGAAAGAGTGTAACAACCCGGCTACTGTAGGTCAAACTGTTATAGTGGAAAGCAATTTCGCTACTTTTAAAGGGAAATCAAGATTTATTATCGATTATGATGATATTGTAGGAACCCCTATAAATTATTTGTCTGAAAATATAGGTCTTGTAGCTTGTAATAATAAGGAGAATGGAAACAATGAAAGACAGATATGTGATATAGCTACCAAATACAGAGAAGATGGAACACAGGATTATATGGAGCCAATTGATCATATTAGGTTACCAGAAATGGAAGGAGACTGCGAAGTCCCTCATCGTCAAGAATCTATATTGTCAGCTCCAGTTCCTTTGATAACAGGTCTTGTGGAAGATTATATATATAAGGTTCTTAGTGAAATGGAACATGTCTCTACAGATTATCTATACACCACAGGAGGAGAGAATCAGAATAAGTATTCTGTGTTGTTTAACTATGAGACAATGGACTCTTTATCTGAATGGATGGAGGAAGCATTTTTTGGGTATAGCGCTGGCAGCATATCAGGTGATGGCAATCAACATCTTTGTTCTGAGTTTTATCCATATTTACAACCTGGATCTGTTTTAAAAACTGTATCTGATGCTATATACGTATTAGATACCATGCCCTGTACATGTGGATGTTATATTGAGAGTTATTGTTCTGATCCTACTGTGTCAAGAACCGATTATAATAACTTTCAAAATTATAATTATCTTCTTGGAAGTTACATCCTTCATATAGATGGATGGAGTCAAAAGATAAATGGTGTAGGGGATTGGAGAGCCGGCAGATCTACCAGTACGGTCATAAACAATCAGTACAGATCTAAGAATGGTCCAAGATATTGTATTGAAAAATTCTGGCCTGAAGCTTCTGAGAAGTTGCAAGATATGATATATAAAAATTCGGATACTGGTATAGATGAAACTGATTGGAAATTTGAAGGGTATGTAAACAATGCTACATTTAACAATCCTACGGGGGATAAGCTTAATATTGGATTCGCATCTGAATTTGTGGTATGGAAGTTTGTCAGAAATGTAATGACAAATGCAAGATTTATTAGGATTAATAGACCAGAAGAGTGGGACATAGAAGGTTATAAAGACGAGAACAAAGTTCTTTATCTTGAAGCTCTTGGAAAGGTAGATGGCATAATGGATGCTGTGTCTACCAATTACGTTCGTGTTTCTTTTTGGAAGGATGTTGAAACATGGTCCCCTCTTGGAATAGTACCAGTTGAATTTGATAGACCTGAGTATGAATCATCTCATTCCGTTATTGTTAACATAGCAAGACCGGCTTTCGGAGAAATAAATGAAGAGTTTTTTGATTCTATAGGTCAAAATTATTTTTATGTTACAATAGAATCTCCTATTGTAGCAGTTCCTTGGATAATGACGTTTAGACGAATTCAATTTTGTTCTTATAAAAATTATGATACCCCAGAAGAAGAGGAAGAAGAAGGAAAGAAGCCTTCCCGTGCTATTCTTGGAGTCGCTTTTGCTACAGGTAAAACCATATATCCTTATATTTTTGGTGTAAGAGAAAAAGAAATAAATAAGGTTGATTTGTCTGTTGATTCAATAATATTAAGATCGACGGTAGTATTTGCATCAAAATGTCAGACATGCGGAGATAGGCCCATCAATTGCAAGCCTCGTCCTTATAAATACGGGGATTTTGCATATTGGGAATCATCTGAGAAATATCCTGCTAATTTTGAACTTTATGATAGTAGTAGGATGAAAATAGACACAGGCAGATCTTATGATGATCCAAAAAAAACAGAAGCTTATTCTAATATTATGAATAAGTTAACAGAATATTATGGTGCTCCTTTGTCAGACAAAAATGGATTATCTTATTTCAAGGGCCATTCTTATGGAGGGATAGATACTTCTACCATATTTTGTCAACAACCTATACGTCATTACCGGTTTCCAGATAATAAGCATATACCATTCATGAACAGTGATGAACGTGGATATGACATAGCTTCTGAAATATATCCGGTAGGTATTATGGTAGATGAGAACACCATACAAGTGTTTTTGGATTTTGCAGTGGATTCTGGTTTGATTACGCAACAACAAAGAAATACGATTGTAGGATATGAACTGTATCGTGGAGATAGGAGACTAAATAGGTCGGTTGTGGCTTCAGGATTAGCCTATGATATGCTTAGATACATAGGAGACGATGGTAATGTGAATATCTATCCTAATTACCCATATAATGACCTGTCACAAGATCAATATAATTATACGTCTGGCAAAAGAGACGAGTTTATATCCCATCCTTTCGACAAAGGAGGAAACGTGTGGTATTCATTCTGTTCACCTGATATTTATTTCAACAAGCCAGAACTTCCAAATGAAGTATGTATAGACGGGTTTCAAAGAGGAATGTCTGTGGGCAGTTTCGTACCTGTAGAAGATCATCCAAAATGGACTATCTTAGGTCCTGCCGCATACACGATGGCTGCGTCGCTTGCCGCAGTTGAATCAAGTGCCACAATAGCAGCTATGATAGCAGAAGAGCTTCAGATAAGGGCGCAGTCTGGATACATAGGAGGGTCGGCCGGTCTTACCGGAGGAGGATTCCTGACTAATTTAAGTGTGGCCATGCTGTTTTCTTCAATGGTGTCAACCATCAGTCAGACTCTTGCTAAAGGCCCGATATTGTATGGTAAGTACCGTTATGATTGGCTTAATACGTTTATAAACAATGGACCAAGACGTAATCATGCATGGTATTATACTTCTGTGGGATTATATAATTCAATGATAGGCATAACAGATCAGGATAAGTATGAACGAAATTTTGCCCGTGGTTTATCTTCTGTTAAGTACATTAAGTCTGGCGTATATCCGATGATGGATGCCAGTATGTCTTCTAAATGGGGAACCGGTAGAAATGATAATGAGGGACGTTTCTTATTCGTTAATAATATAGATCGTGAATCTTCGTTATTTTTATCATTTGGTGATCCAGGTGAAAAAGGAGATGGTAAATCGAAATATTTATTGGAATATCCGAACTATGTTTACAATTACGACAGTAGCCGCATAGATGATTCGGTTATTGCTGGAAGTGATGTTGTAGCAGGAAGAACATTCGAGCAATCCAAATCAGTTTCATACATCTGTTCTCCGTATATGAGGCTTATGAGATATAGGCCGGATCAATATGGTCAAATAGAAGATATAAAATGGATTTCCATAGGTGGATGTGGATTTTTCACTAATGAAAAGAAACTGATGTTCGGTGGTGATACGGTGATAACCAGATTTTCATTAAAGAGAAAATTTCCTGTTTTTTATAATAGTGCTTTTGGTATTGGAGATATGATACCTTTCCCTTACATGGATTATAGAAATGTAGGATATCCAAGATATTTTGTTAATTATGATACAGGGGAAGATGCTCTTGAGACGATAGATAACGAACGTTTCAATAGTTGGACATCATCTAATAAAGGAAAATATGCTTTTTACCCAAACAGGAAGAGCTTGTATGAATTGAATGGTGATACCTCCGGTAAGTATGTAGATGGCAGATTTTATACATGGTTCTATGGTATTCCTCAGTTCCTTGTAGAGTCTGAAATAAATTGTAATTTCAGATTAGAGGGCCCTCAGCCTCATGAATTATTCTATCCAAAAGTAGGAGATTTTGTTTGGTGGACACAAGAAAAGAACGTATCTATCCATAGGGACAATGATTACAAGATAAGTCCTATCTATTCATCAAGAATGACATTGACACCTAATGTATTGCCGGCAACATACGAACGTCGTTTTTATGATTGTGCTTACCAGCGACCTAATGGTGTTATATGGAGTAGGGCTGACGTATCTGAAAACAGTCAAACAGATCCGTGGCTGACGTACAAGCCTATGGACTATCATGAGTTCCCAACCAGCAACGGGAAGCTTATTCACATGAAGCGTATTGAATCCGATCAGATCCTTGTCAGATTCGAGGATCAGGTTTCACTCCATAACGCCATAGACGTAATCAAGGAGCGTACCTCCCCAGGGCAGGCCGAGATGGGCACCGGCGGTCTGTTCGCGTCCCGGCCTCTGGAGTACAACACGACCGACCTCGGTTATTCTGGAACCCAGAGCACTGAAATAATTAGTTCAGAATTTGGTCACTTCTGGGTAGATACTAAAAGAGCACAGGTGTTTATGACCGATCCTAATGGACGTAATCTTAAGGAACTTAGTGTAGGTATCAGACATTGGCTTAAGCGTCATCTTCCGTTTAAGATTCTTAGATACGGAATAACTAATATCTTAACCGGTACAGAGATGACAGAAGAAGATACAGACAATAAATTTATCGGTCTTGGTCTGTCTCTTGGATGGGATAACAGGTATAAGAGGGTACTTATCACGAAAAAAGATTATATACCTGTTAAGAACCCGGCATATTATAAATATGATGGTGGAAGGTTCTTATACAATGAAACAGAGGTGCTGTCAAACGATAAGGAAATATCTTTAAAGGATGAACAATATTTCAAGGACGTGTCGTTCACTATCGGATATTCGTGTCTGAAACAAGAATGGATTTCTTATTATTCGTTCTGTCCTGACTATTATATAGAACAGCAACAATATTTCCAGACAGGAATAAACTTCCCGGCATCGGATGAAGAAGGTGGCTTATGGAGCCATTTGCTGACGAATAAGAGCTTTCAGACATTTTACGGAGCAACATATCCATTTATATTAGAAGTGCCGATAAAAGAGAAATATAACGGTTCTACGCTGGCTTCTGTTGAGTATGAGCTTGATGCAAGGAAATACGTCGATGATGTGAATTACACTCTTGACAGGAAAGTAGGTTTAGATACGATAACTATCTACAACGACACAAACAACTCAGGTGAAATTCATCTTGTTCCAGAAGAAAAGAATAATTTAGCACAACGTATATCATATCCGAAGATCGTAGGTGACCATACTGAGGTCCTGGATACTGAGGTATATAGAAGACATAAGTTAAATGACTTCTTCAACAGGGTTGACGATGACCGATCTGAAACACCTATCTGGATCAAGGACGATAACGATATAAATAAGTCGGTTAATTCTGATGCTCTTAATTTCAGACGGTCATGGCTGGACAGGTTAAGAGGAAGTTGGATGCTGATGAGGATAAAGAAAGTAATTAGCAACCGGAAGATTATATTCCAGTGGTTGATTTCTGAAGATAAGATTAAGAATAGATAAATTACAATATTTAATAAGTTGAAAATAAGTAGTTTTTATTTTGTGATTTAATAATAGTTGAATATGTTTGTAGCGCCTATTGATCCATCTCGGACAGATAGGCGCTTATTTATGACAATTTAACCAATAAAACCACCATGCTTTAGTAGGTGGATGAATTGGGTTGATTAATTTTGAATCAAAATTACAAATAAAAAAATGATTTCATACAAATACAACATCTATCATTCAAAGAAAACGAAGTATCTTGACAAGATGTTTCGTGAATGTTGTTTTGTGTGGAATCATGCTTTAGCTCTACAACGTAGATATTATAGACTGTTTGGGAAATACATACCAGTTGGTAAGATGCAAAAACATTTCTCTAAAAGAATTAATAGAAATCTTCTTCATTCCCAAACAGTACAAGAAATCCTTCAGAGATTAGACTCAGCATACAATCGTTTCTTCAAGAAATTGGCCAAACGACCTCCTAAGTTTAAATCACCGGAGAAATTCAATTCTTTTGTATTCAAACAAGGAGGGTTTACCCTAAATGGTAATAGTCTAACAATTAACAAAGGAAAGAAACGATTTAGATTTTCATACAGTAGAGTCTACGAAGGTAATGTTAAACAAATTAGAATAGTTAGAGAAACCTGTTCCCGTTTTAGTTTGATTGTAGTTACAGATCATAATCCTATAAACTCTTATAGAAAGACACATGATGGTGCATCTATCGGATTGGATTTTGGACTGAAAACTTATCTAACTAAAAGCAATGGTAGCAAAATCGATTCTCCACTATTCTTCAAACGATATCAAAACAGGATTAGAAAACTAAACAAACGGTTTTCTAATGCAAAGAAAGGATCTAATAATAGAAGAAGGAGACTGTTTGAACTACAACAAGCGTATCGTAAAATAAACGATCTTCGATCGGATTTTCAATGGAAATTAGCTCATCAGTTATGCAAACAATATGATTATATTTTCATTGAATATCTAAACATTGAAGGAATGAAACGTTTGTGGGGAAAGAAGATTTCCGATCTCAGTCATTCTTCTTTTATTGATAAACTTACGTATGTTGCTTCAAAGTATGGAGTGATAGTACACAAGATTGACAAATGGTATCCTTCTTCCAAAACTTGTGAATGTGGCTGCATTAATAAAGGATTGTCGTTACGCGACCGCACGTGGGTGTGCCCGTCGTGCGGAGCGGTTAACGACCGTGATATTCTTGCAGCCCGTAATATTCTTCGGAAGGGCATTTCCGAATTGGAAAGCAAGAGTAATTCCAACGATAGCAACATCGGGGATTCTTGCGCTTGTATCCAAGAATCCCATTCGCTTTAGTGATGGGAGTATGTCAAAGAGGATCTAATATCTTGAACATAGCTGGCTGGTCAGAATCTATCTTCGATGTTATTAACAGCAAGTTCTGCGGATATAAGAATATGATTGAGGAAATTAGGAAGATTAAGATTTAAATCTTATACTCATACTGTTTTCATAAGAAGAGATTTATCATAACAAGCCGGAGAATGAATGGTGTCATTCTTCGGCTATTTTGTTTACATTTGTTGAAAAAAAAAAGAATGAAAGAAAAAGAATTTGATTTTGTGATATATCCACTAAAGTTGATTATCACCATAGGGTTAGATTACAAAACACTGTGTGATCGTTTTGAGAATGCAGAACCGGATCATGAAGGAGAATGGGGAGATGAAGGCGATTTAGATTCAGAAGTCTCTTTTATGAATCTTGTTCGTGATAAGAGAGATGATAGAGCTTTTAAGTTATTATGGAATTTTCAAAGTGAGAATGATATGACTACACAAAACATATGTCATGAATCATTTCATGCAGCTATGTCGGTATGTCAACATTGTAATATGTCTCTTGGCTTTAAGGTGGGAGAAGATGAACATGCAGCTTACATAGCCGGATTTGTTGGTAATTGCGCAGATGAAATGTTTGGATTCTTAGAGGAAGAAAAAAATGGAAAAGAAGACTAAAAATTATGTAAGAGACAAACAACCAAAAACATTATGGAATAAAATTGGTCCGTTTGTAAAACTTAGAGAATATCTGGCATCTAATATAACACCTGACGTGTATGCTAATGAAAGAGGATTAAAAACCAAAATAATGGAATTTTTTGGTCAAGATATTCCGAAAGCCAATGTAGATGATTTTAGTCAGAATCTTTGGTTTAGATTCTTAAACCAACCAAATAACCTGAAAGAGGAAAACGGGATTGTTAGAATACCAGATAATATCAAATCCATTATATCTGACAGGATAAATGGTGGGTGGGAAAAAATGGCTAAAAAATATGGAAAGGAACTTGATTCCTTAGATAATAAGATAATTGATGGAAAAGTTGCAGGCAAGGACGTATCTGATTTGGAGGAGTTAAGGAATGTAACGAGCAGGAAACTTGGAATGGTGGAAGAGGGGATAGATCTTTTAAAAAAAGCCAGAACCGGAGAACATCAGGTATTTAACGAATACAATTTTATACCGGATGCTTACGGCGATTTAAATGATTTGTCAGGCTTATCAAGTTTTACCATGTACCGTGATGATAAAGGCAGGATGGTCGTAAAGGATAAGTATGATTTTTATAGGAATGATCAACCTATTAAAGTAGGGATTGTTACTAAGACTCTTGATGCAATAGGATATCCTTTTGAAATCAGGGATTATGTGGAAGATAAAATCCCATACGAAGAGAGCGATCCAAACAAGATCCTGTTTAGATCCATTATTGATTCCAAGAATGATTTGGATAAAAGGATGGAGATAAGATCCAAAAAACAAGGAGGGGAGTCTTCTAAGCCAGAAATAGATTGGGATTTATTTAAATCCAAATATGAGAATATGAAGCGTGTAGGTAAAGGTAAACATCGCACTATGGACGTAGAAGGGATGAATATGATCTATGATGCTTTATATGACAAAGGTTTTAATCAACGCCAGATAGAAGCCGTACTTGGAAATATTATTGAAGAATCTGGTGGAAACCCCTACGCTGTATCTGAGGATGGAAAATTTAGGGGACTTTTTCAAGAATATTATAAAAGATATCCGCCAAAAGAGTTTGAAAGAGATAAAGAAAGATTTAAGAGCGATAAGCGTGGATATATCAACTACATGATAGACAGATTTTATGATCATGTTCAAGATGCTGGGAAGTATAGTATAAAAGATACTAAATACAAAAAAGCTATTCATGCAGTAAACGAATTTATGTCAGAAGATCCAGATACGGATTATTCGTATCCACTTGTATATGCTTTTGAAGCTCCATCAGATAAAGAAGGAACTTATAAAAACAGAAAGAGCGTATCAAACTTGATAAGCCAATCTTACGTTTCGAATAATGTTGATAAATTAGATGATGATGATAAAAAGGATGATAATATTATTAATGCCATTCTTGGTATAAAAAACGATCTTGAATTACAAGACCCGATTTCCACTACAAGAGGCGAAGCCTTTAAAGAAGCCAGGAAAAGAGGTCTTAAGGAATTTACGTGGAATGGAAAGAGGTACAATACTAATATTAAAAAAGAAGGTGGCGTAATTGGCAAACAGCGTGAAGCATATGAATACTTTACTGGAAAGCGAGGCATGTCTAAAATACAGGCGCTTGCCATCATAGGTAATCTCATGGCTGAATCCGGTCTTAAAGACGACATATACGGAGACAACAGAACATCATACGGCATACAGCAATGGCATAATGAGCGCATGGATAAGCTATTCAAGCATGCCAAAAAGAAAGGTCATTCTACACCCACATTCAAAGACCAACTTGAGTTCTTAGCTGACGAATACGAAGGAAAGACCGGATATTCTAATTTCTTATACACAAGAAAAGGAAAAGAAGGACCAGGGTATTACAATTACAGCCGGCAGGACTTTATGAACGCCGATAACCTTAAAGATGCTGTAGTAGCTTGGAACCAAGGAGCAGGACGTCCTCATAAGAGTGTTATAAGAAATGATGACCGTTATAACTATGCTATGGAAGTTGCTAAAAATCTTGGTTTGGATATTGAAGAAAATTCCGTATCTTCGTATGGTCAAATGGGATTCGGAGATGATGGAAAAATAGCAGCATCGGTAACACTTCCAGAGGTAGAAGTGGCAGCCGCCCTCCCTAACCCGGAAGCTCCGTCCCCGGAGAGACAGTCCGAGGAAGAGAGATTCCGTACATGGACTGAAACGTATGGTAAGGACATCGTAAATCATTTACTGACGTTAGACGGGAAAAAGGATGGTGATGACAGTGATTACAGCATGATGTATAAACAGCATGAAAAAGAAAGCGAAGAGGATAAGAAAATGGCTTTGATTAATGCCGTGCTTCCCAATATACAACTTCGCATTAAAGGCGTCACTGACAATTAGAACAATTATTTTATTTCTCATGAAGCGAAGCCGGATTTGAGACTCGTTATGCGGATACCGAAGGTTGAAGAACGATATCAAGATAATCCGGCTTTTTTGTGCGATTTCGTGAAGGATGGAACTATCATCGCCTTGGTTTAACAGAACAGACCTACGTACCTCTACTGTCCTGACGGGCATGGACGCCCGTCTCGCCTACCAGCCTGCCTAATTCTCCACTGGCTACCTAATATAACTATTAACGTCACTCCATCACCTATCTCCTTTCAGTCGATAGGTTCAGTCGTTTTTTTAAATGTTATATGTTCTTTCGCATCGTTCCCTTCGGTCACGATACTCAATCTTTTAACACAATTAGGCAAACAATACAATGACGGAAAAAGTAATTTGTCAATCCGTTCACTCACTTAACTCCCTTCGGTCGTTAAGTTCATTCACTGTAAACAATTATATGAATAAATGGTAAAGTATATAAAATAATATAAATAATATAATGAGTAAGATCATTGAAAATGGTCTTAATATTAAGGAAAACGAAGACTATTTATAGGCGTAGTTTTAATTCAAGATTTGTTGTCCCGCTCCTGACGGTCAGACGGTCACGTTCAGAGTCGTTTTCCCGTCTCTTATCCAAACCGTCATAAAACAAAAAACCTTGTATCCTATTTCTCTCAAACCGGATACAAGGCCGTGCATTTTCTTCTTTGAGCGTATGATGAAAAACCATATCTTTGCACTAAAACAATAAAATAATCATGGAGACAAAATTAAATGAAATAATAGATCCTCACAAGTTACACGACAAGCTCTTTAAAAAAGAGCAGGTCTCTCCGATAGAAGTTATATACAATAGCTTCAGCAACTTAGGGTATAATGTAGTACGCCGTCCAGCCGGTCAGTGTTTAGGCAATTTGAGATATTTTAATCTATTTTATGACAAACATACTCATCATTTCTATCAGAAAGACAGGAAGTTGAGATATTGTAGCAACTTTCTTATATCTGATTACTGGAAAGATAGAGTGCGATGTTTCATAGTTTGGAACTTTGGTTTTGGAAGATTCTTTCCATATAATGATTTTATAGAGGCTATGGTTTATGACTATCTTCGATATGGGAGAAAGTCAGTTCCTTATCTTAAAAGCGTGCAAGAAGCCGAAGAAAAGTGTGTAAGGTTCTATATCCGGTCTCAGATAGATATGCTCCGTAAGGAAGGATATGCCGCTTATCGGGCTAAGTTTAAAGAAGAACGTCCTCAGTATTTTATTGGAGACGATAGGACGGTGTTTAGGTGCCTTGACAGCTCTTTAAAAAGAGAAGAGAAGATTGCTGCATGTGTAGCCCACAAAAGGACTTTGAAAGAAGGGATAATGACTTCCTTCATCAATCATCTCAAGAAACATCCTACCACCTTGTATTCGTGGTTCTCGTCAGAGGTGGACAGTCAAGGAAAGAACAGGCTTTGTCTATCTGAAAAAGCCATTAATTATCTTAATAAGAGACTGGCTCGCAATGGGTTAAAGTCTCTTTCTGCATCATATCTTTTTAGAACGTTTAGAAAAATGGTGAAGACCTTGTTCGGTTCTAATGTCAGGTCGTTCTTGAATAGCTGTCTGATGTCTGTTTCAACAGAAGAGGTTTTAACCAAATCTATGAAGAAAATAGTTTCCAAGACGGTGCTGTTTTTGTACAAGAGAGCGCTTAAGAACTATCGCCGGGCATGCGGTTTTAAGTACGACCCTGATTCGGGCGGTTTGTCTGTCATACGTCCCTGATTTTTAAACGTATCCCATAACGTTGGATTTTCTCGTTCGTTTCTCTTATCTTTGTGAAAAAAGATAGTATGAAATTACGAATCATAAAAAATCGTCCGATATTCGCTCCTGGCGGTAGTGTTCAGGATAAGAAACAGGATATTAATGTATCCTCTACTCAGCCTATTCTTGATTATGGAACGCCTGTTAATAAATGGGGTGAATCTGATATTCAGAATATATATATGCCTTCTGATGTGACTTTAGAAACAGAGGAGGGTGAGATAAATCCATTTAGCAGTATGCCTACATCCGATCCGTTTTTTGAAAATAATGATGCAGGATATGCAGGATATCTCGCTGATAATAGGAGCATGGTTAAAAACGTAGAGAAATCAGTCGTTAATAATGCAATGAATGTAGGTGATGCGGATGCTGATTCCTCTAAAGAAAAACGTTCCCAAGATGGTAATCCTCTGGATCCTATGACTACCCCATATTATTCACCCGATCTAACCGGCAGAGCTCAAATGTTTGGTACGAGTCTTGGTCGGATAAGAGCCGGTAATAAGGTAGGTGCTAACGTGGCTCAAGCCGCCTTGTCTGGTGTTAGTTTAGGATTAGGTCTTACCCGTAATATCATGGGGGCTTCATCTGCTGCGTATGCAGCCAGCAGGGACGAGCAGGCTGCAAGGGAAAAACTTGCCAAGGAGCGTCGTCAGCAATTCATCAAGTGGGAACGTGAAGGTGGTGGCGTGAATTTAGGTAACGGTCAGAAGATGGATACGTCTGATATGACCGGCGAATATATTTATCCTCTTCCTAAATCTATGGAGGATAATGCTAACGTAGAGATAGAGAAAGGCGAGTATGTGCTGACGCCTGATTCAGTGGGGCCTATGGAAGCTAAAGGAAACAGGCATGAGAATGGAGGCACGCCAGTTGATTTACCGGAAGCTTATATTGTTTCCGATTATCGTAAGATAGATGATGAGTTCGCCTCTTACGTTAGAGAAAACTACGGTATTAAGGCAACGTCTAAAGATACGTATGCTACACTCCTTGATCGATATAAGAAGAAGATCGGTTTGTCTGATAAGTACGAAGATCAGGAGCGTGTATATAAGAGATTAGAGAAAAATGAAGATGTAAAAGATAAAAATACATCTAATCTTAATGCTTCTATTCTTTCCAAGTACGTCAATGAAAACCAGAAAGAGATAGACGAGCTTGAAGCACAATTTCGTTCTTTCGCTGAAATCGTTTATGGCAAACAAGAAGAATCTAAGCGTAACGAGAAGATGGATGCTTTCTTCAGGGATGGCGGGGTTGTTGATCTGAATCAGGTAAAGAAACAAGCCAAGGCTTTTAATATTGCAGAATCAGATGCTAAGAACTGGATATATGACGAGTATGTTAAGCAAACCAGAAAAATGGCTGAAGGTGGACCTACTCAGAAGGAGCTGGAGGAACTTAGAAAGAATGCTATCGGCTACAATAAGCTTATCAATCAGTTATTTGGACGAACTCTTAATATGACTGTATCTGATGTTAGCGGTCGTGAGCAGATTCTTAATCCTGATTCCAGTGTAAATGCCAATCAGAATCTACAACATAGAAGTAATTTAGGATACGGCAGGGTAAATAATAAGGCGGTATCTAATTTGCTCGACGTAAACCGATGGGCTAACAAGTACAATACGGATGGTGATTTTGATACAGAAGGTTTCCAGAAAGGATATAACAGGCAATTAAATGCATTGTGGGCGTTAGCTGATGTAGGTGCTATCACGAATGCTGATGCAGCCAAGAAATTCAGAGATGAGTACGGATTCTGGGGCCAGGATGCCGGAAGCTACGGAGGTAATCAGGCTTATAATTCATTTGCCGTAGATGATAAGTTTGGTCAGACAACAGCCACCCGTTCTTATTATGGATTGGACGTTGTTTCGGCAGAGCAAAAAAGATTGTTAAACGAAAAAGGGATAAAGAACTATGTTGACTTATTTGGTGATAAATCTGATGCCGCTAAGAAGATTCTGGGCTCCGATTATAATAAGTTTGTTGCTTTAAGAGATAGTGGGTTAATGCCGGAAATAGACTTCGTTCTTGAGTCTGTTAAACCAGAAATGAAGCCTATTGAGGCCGGTCCCATAGCGCCAGGCCTTACACCGCCTAAGATTGGATCTCCTGGAAGGATAGAGGTAAAACCGAAAGCAAGTACGCCTACGACTGCAACCGACACCGATACAGAGGAGGTGGTTGAAGACAACGGACCTAAAGGACAGGGCAGACCGGCGGCGTTCGGTCCTATCTTCCCGGAGATGCTGAGAACGCTCGATACAGGCTTGGAGATAGAAGGTCTGGAAAGACATCAGGCTCCGAGAATAGATCCGGTTCTTCAATCTGCTGATCAGTATATCAACGAGCTCAACCGCGCGACATCGGCTCAGTTAGACGCAGTAGGTGATGTGCCCGACTCCCAGCGGGCTGCTATTCTGGCTAATATGAACGCCATAGCTGGAAGCAATATAGCCAAGTACGTTAATGAAGTAAATTTCAATAACGCAAGGCAAATAAACGAAGCTGATAGATTCAATGAAATGGCTTATGTTCAGACAGATGATAAGAACATAGCAGAAAGGCAACGTTATGAATCTGGGTTGTTGAAAGCTATGGCTATAAGGGATGAAAATCTTGCTCGTTATTATGACAGTATAAACAGCGAGATACAGAATAAGTTTAATGTTCGAACTTCATTAAATACCATAGCATCCATAGCTCCGAATATGAGAATGCTTCCAAGTGGTCAAATTATTTACGTTCAAGGTAATCAGGATGTGATGAATATGGGTGATTATTCCACACCTTACTTGAGAAGTTTAAATGAAGAAGATGATGAAATTAAAAGAAGAAGGAGGACCAAATAGTGGCTTCACAGTATAGTATTTTAAGGCAATATGCCCCGTATGTTAGTCCTTACAACATAGATCTTGTTAAGGACGTCATGATGTACAAACAGCAGAAGGTTGATGCTGCTCGTGAAAAGATCTATACCCAGGTAGATTATCTTATGGGTCAAGAGATAGATAAGCCTGAAGCCCGCGCTTATATGGAAGATAAGATGTCAGGTGTGATTGCTAACATCAATCAAAAATTCAAAGGCGTGGATCTTTCTTCTGATGGTGTTACGAGAGCCATACAAGGAGAGATAAGTTCGGTGTTAGATGATACGGTCATTAACGCGATTGCCGGCACAAAAGAAGGCAAGAGGGTTATGAAGGAAATAGAATCTATAAAACAGAATCATCCTGAACTTTATTCTCCTATTAATGAATGGCATGCTTTGGACCCTTATTACAAATGGAGGTCAGATGGTAAAGCAGGATCAAGGTTGGGAGGTCTTCATTATTCTCCTTATGTCGATTATACTAAGGAGATAAATAAGCTGGTCAGTGATTTTAGGAAAAACAACGAAGGCAAGAAGATTCAGACAACAGAATATGATGTTAAAGGTAATCCTACTGGTGGAATCATAGAAGTCAACGTAGATGAGCTTACTGATTCCCAGATAAGGAATTTTGTGTCTGCTAACTTATCTGAAAACATGAGGAATCAGATGAGAATAGAAGCATCATACATGGCAGCTACCAATCCGGTGTTCAGTAATCCGGATTTGGTTAGTCAATACATTGGGTCTTATGTCGAAAGATACGATAGGCACATAGGAGCATTGGAAGCAAAAAAGAAATCAGTAGGGGATAATAAGGATATTATTGATCGTATTGACAGTCAGATACAGGAAGCTAAAAATCAGAAAGCAGAAGCCAAGAGGGAGGCAGATATGATAATAGCTTCATCAGATCCGGTAGCGGCTGCTAATTTTGTTGTTACCAATAATCTTTTCGATAAGATGACTGATGCATGGAGATACGACAATACAAGTTTTGAAAGGAAGAAAGATGATCTTTATTTTGCAAGGTTGGCAGAGGATAGGGCTCAGCAAAAGTTTTTGACTGATAATGCTAAGTCTATGGTTGAAATATCGTTGGCAAAAGAGCAACTTGCACAGGCTAAGATTGAAACCGAATACATGCGTACTTACGGTTCCAAGATGGGCACTGAAAGCTCATCCGGAGGCACAAGAGGAGCAGGCGGTGTAGGAGTGCCGATGGCTCCTATGGACGGGCCTACGGCTATCAATTCTGGAACGGGTAAGATAGGATCTGTTAATTTGGCTAATATCCCTTATGAACAACTCACATCTTCTTCCACAGAGCGTAGAGCAAATTTATTGAAATTATATAATTCATTATCTCCTACAGACAGAAGTAATATCGTTGCAGCATCATACGAAGAAGAAAAAACTGACCCAGGATTGTATGCTAATATGACTCCTGAAGAACGGATATATTCTTATTTAAAAAATAATGGAGGTCAGAAAAACGGATATTTTGGACAAGGAAATAACAGACTGTCTGAAGCTTATGATGCTTTACTTCTTTCTGATTCTAAGGCAAATGGAGCTACAAAGGCTATAAATAACATAACTGATTATCAAATAGATAATATAGTTACTAAAAAAAATAAGGATATTATCAGTAAAGTTCGTAATGCTAAGTTTATGAAAGGAAATTCTTTTATAAATCTTACCGATACAGATGATAAGGCTGGAGCCTTCCTGCTCGCCACAGCCATAACAACTGGTGTATCTGATGCCGTAGGGTTCAGAGAATACATGATGGACCCTTCAAGAGGAATAGATATTCTTAGTGCTATATCTCCGTCATTAGGAGCTAAGGCGAGTGCCGGCAAGTTGGGGAAAAACATATCTGATGCTATTACAAGCGAGAATAATGGTTCTTCTACTGGTACATTGGCTCTTATTAATGGAATGAAGAAACTCAACGGCGATCCTGATTTTAATATATCAGATTATATGACCATAGATAAGGATGGTGATATAGATTTAAAAGATTATCAGGAAGGTGAACCATTAACTATTACCCAGCTAAGATATGCTGAGAAAAACAGTAGAGTGTCTGATATGATAGCAGGTCAGATGCAGGATGAGATAAAAATGTCTGTATCTCCTGATCAGATTTCTGATAAGTTATCTCAGTATCATTACCTTGATTCTTACAAAAGATACAATTGGAATGCCGATTCACCGGAAAAGTCTTTGCAGAAGGCTCAGTTTAGAAGATTGTCTGGTTACATGGCAGGAAAGGTAAATAATCTGGATCCTACTGCTATTAATGCCATTAATATGGATGCCGAGATAGATAATGGCACTGTTAGAAGATTCTTGACTGCTCAAGTAGGTTCCGGTAAAAATTCTTATGTTACAGAAAGGGTTGAGATTACGAATGACGAGCTTCTTAAGGCGGGTATAGATCCTTCGGTTGAGGAGCGCAATTATCCAGTAGATGGTTACAAATCAAGTTTTGGAACTTGTGATTTTGTAGATACCGGAAAGAAGGAAGGCTATTCTTATGATAAGTATCTCATACGTAATGGTCTTCCACGTTTGGCTTCTAAGGCTGATGTCAAGAATGATCTTTATGATATAGTAAAGGTGCATGGCTCTTACCTTAAGCCTGATGAAATGAATGTTGTTAAAACCCTTGTCGATAATTTTATTGACATGTCTGATAACATATCAGTTCAGTTGGAGGGAATGGATGACAGGGGTTCAAGAGAGGTAGCGGTCAATTTCTATGACAAAAGGACTAAAAATTCTAAAAATCCTGCATTGTTGTTCTCGGATTTTGTTCCTTTGGATCCAGGTAATGATGAGTATGCGGATTACTGGAATAGCATTCACCAGAAGTGTCCTCAGTACTTCTTTGTAAAATACGTGAAGGAGGCTGTTCAAGAACGTCTTGATCAGATGAGGGATCCGTATATGAGAGGAATAAATATCACGCCCAATATGAATGACAAGTTTAGTAAGTTGAACGATTTTTTGCAGAAAATTTATGGCTGATAATAACATAGATAGATATAATCCTGCTGCTAAAACCACTTACGAAGATGTGGCAAGGCAAAGGAAATTAGCCGAAGAAGAAAATTACACTCCGGCTACATTACCAGAGACGACAACGCCTCTGGTTCCTAATTATATGCCTGATGAAGGTGTGTATGCCCAACCTGAATTTCCAGATTACGCATCAAGGATAGCTGCTGCCGAATACGAAGAGCCGTATATAGCCAAGGAGATAAGCAACAGTTACTCGGAGGCACTGGCCCGTAACAGCTACAGGGGGGCTACACCTGCCCCGCCGCCTCTTAATCCCTATGGACCGAAGGTAAGTATCCGTGAAAGTCATCAGATGGGTAATGATGGGGTATGGCGTACAAAATACCCCAACTATATTCCGGGTATAAATAATGAGGATTATTATGCCAGAAGACAGAGCGGATGGAGTAAGTTTTGGAATGGTGTAGGTAAATTCGCTTTAAAGTCTGCATTGTACGGTGCACAAGGAGTTGTGTCATTGCCTGACAAACTTATCAATATGGCATCTGAGGGAAGTTACAAAGCTGCGTTAAACACTAACATGGATAAGTTTGTAGGTGATCTTGACCAGCAAATAGACATGCTTCTTCCCCATTATTACAAGAAAGAGGTAGAAGATTATAATTTCGGTCAGAAGCTTTTTAAGGATACTGGTAATTTCTTATGGAATGATGTCCTTGGTAACGGTATGTCTTTTACCGTAGGAGCCATGATATCAGCGTACATGACCGGAGGACTTGGAGTTGGATCATTGGGCAATATAGGTGCTAAATTAGGTGGAAGAATCGGAGCTAAGTTGGCAGCAAGGCAAGCTGCCAATAGGGGCATAGGAAGCCTTAAAAGCGTGTTTAACGACTATGTAAGAAAAGGGGTTGCTGCCGGAAGGAATGTAGGGGAGGCGGCTAAGACCATGACGTTGCTGGCTACCAGTGCCGGATTCGAGTCATCGGTTGAAGCAAATTCCTTCATGAAACAATCCGAGTCCGATTTCAAGGATTATTATCGTAAGATTTATGGTCGTGATCCCAATGCAGAGGAAATGGCTGTTTTTCGTAATTCTAATGCTGATGTAGGTAGTGCTATATTTGCCGCCAATATGGGTATAGTAGGATTATCTAACTGGCTTCTTTTTGGTAAGTATATAGGGTTAGGAGGCAAAGCTATACCAGGGTTGGAAAAGAAGCTCAACAAGCATTTATTTGGATTAGGGACGGAAGTTGCGAAGCCGGGAGAGATGGCTATTAAAATAACCAATCCCAATATAGGACAGAAGATAGCAGGCAATGTTTTCAATATCATGAAAAGACCGGTATCTGAAGGCTTATGGGAAGAAGGGTCTCAAGGTGCTGTCCAGAATACGGCTGAGGAATATGTTAAGTCAAGATATGACAATGTTGCTATGAACGGGGCCGTTGATGTTCTTGATGCTATTTCTGAAGGGTTTAAAAAACAATATACGTCTAAAGAAGGATGGACTGAAATAGGAATCGGTGCTATTATCGGTTCTTTGTTCGGTATGAGGGAAGGTTTCTTTGGGGTGAAAGAGTATAGCAATAGTCAGATCTTGCTGGAAAGACAAGTAGATGAATATAACAAAGCATCTTCTAATCTTAATACGGCGGCTTTGAATACGTTGAAAAAGTCAATGAGTTTAGGGCCTCAAGTTCGTTCCGATGCTCAGTCTATGACCGGCAAGGAGCTTGATGATGCAATGTTTGAAAAGATGTCGATTGACAACCAAATGGGAACCTTAGAGGATTCGGCTGAAAATTTCAGGCAGATGGTTGATATGATGCCTATTTCGGAAATAGCCGAAGCTAATGGAATGTCTTTGGAAGAGGCAAAGAAATACAAGGATTCTATTATTGATAATTATAATAATCGTCTTTCTGATTTCAGATCTGCTCAAGGTTTTGCCGAAGATCTTATAGGTGATGACTCTAAGATCGAATTTAGAAAATACGTGGCTCGTAATGCTTTTCTTGGTCTTCAATCGGAATCAAGAATGAAAGACATAGCTTCTGTCATAGAAACGCTTTCGGGGCAGCCTCGCGTGGCGGATGCGCTAAGTACGTTTTCCCGGCTGTCGGGCAGGGCGAGGGAGCGGGCTATGGCTATTCGTGGCATACGGTCAAGGATAGAAGAGCTTGAATCCGAAATAGAAGATCTTGCTACTCGTCCTCGTAACGTAGATGGAAAAGACCCACAAGCTGAATCCATACAACGAAAAACCAAAGAATTGGAAGATCTTAGAACCAATTACAATAATTCGTTATCTGAGTTATCAACGTTAATAGGAAAAGAGTTTTCGATAGAAGAGTTGGTAAGTAAAACCGAATCTGTTTTATCATCTCCTCTTTCTCCCATAAGTTCACAAGATGTAATAGAGGCCTATGATACGCTTGTAGCTTTTGATGATTATTTCAATGTGAAATCAAGACAGGAAAAGAAGTTTACAGCCAAAGACAAAGCCATGAGATCCTTGGTAAATGAATACCGCAGGAGTTTGATGGACTATAGAAATATGAATAACTTCTTATCTAAGATGCTTGATAAAAGATTCTTAGCTGAGGAAAACAGGGGATTTTCAAAAGCGCTGTCTTCTCTATGGTCTACTCCTTATAAGGGGGATGACAAGGTTCCTGATTTTGCAGAGCCTAATAAAGTTGGTGAATATGACACTGATGAGGTAGTAGATCAAGCTGTGTCAGAAGGTAAGATTTCGGAAGACGAAGCTTGGACTATCAAGGCTTTTATGCATGCTCTTGATAGAGTAAGAGAAGATAGGATGAAGGAAGCGGAAGATAATATAAAAGAGTCTCCACTTACGGAATCTGTATCGGATGAAGATTATGAAGCTGCTATGGATAATCCTATTACGGTCCCGGTCGTAAGGCAGTCTATAATTGATAAATTATATACAGGAAATACCGATCTTCTTACTGCAAGGGAAAAAGATGTGTATGATAAATACAAACAAGATTTTGATGATTATGTATCGTCTTTAGGTGATAGTCCTGTTAATTTTATAAAATCATTATCTGAAAAGGCTGACAGGCTTACAAGTCCGAGATCAGTATATGAGGAAAATAAAGCTATTATTGATATGGCTAAGTCTAATTTGGAGCCAGATCAAAGAAAGGAGCTTGATGATGCTATTTCTTCGTATGTTGATATAATGAACAGGCGGGACAAAGGAGAGAAAGTTGACGAAGATAAACTTGCAGATTCGGTATTTACCATAGAAGATCTTGGCCAGGTTGGAAATATCACAGATCTCCTTCCTTATATTGAACAGAACAGGATTATTGATAAAGGTCGTATTTCTGAATCTACGTTAAGTAATTTCGGGGAGGATGATGCTAATATAGATTCTCTTGTAAATGAATTAGACGAATCTGATAATACGCCTGGAGCCAATATAGATAGCGCCCAGAATCCAGAGACGTTGATGGTAAGAAGAATCTCTAATGATGGCAATGAAAGGTATGAAATTGCGGGTCTTAGAGCCGATAAATTTATATCTTCTATAAAATCATTGGTTCCTATTCAAATAAGCTCTGAAACGAACGCTAATGGCACTAAAAGGTATTCTCTTAACATAGGTGGGGAAACGGCTACTATAATTGAACTGCCTTATCATGCGAGATGGTCTATAGACAAAGAATCGGCTCGTGTTCTTAATCGCTACACAGACGTGTCTATTCAGGACGTGGGTAATTCCTATTCTTTGGTTTATAAGCGTCTTGATTCAGATGAATTGGTTCCGTACAGAACGGGTGTCGGATTCGGAGAGAATGAGGTAGATAAAATAGATCAGGAAGCATTATCTTCTTTGAAAAAAGGAGATAAGGTTAATCTCGAAATAGATGTAAATGATACTTATAATCAGTCTCTTTTTGCCGAATACAATGATGCTGTTCAGTCCGGCGATAAAAAAAGAATAGAATCTGCTGAGAATAAACTGGTGTCCAATATGGTTATCAAGGTCATGAGTGGGAACAGATTCGTTTCTGTTGTAAAAGCTGATACAGGAGGCATAGATGGTATAAGTAAAATAAGAAGAACGGCTTTTAACAAGTGGAAGAAGGACGCCGGCCGGTCGGCTACCATCGGCGTCGGCACGCATGTTGTTGCCCAGACCCTTCCCGGAAGACCGGTGTTTAACATGAAGGTGAACGGTCAAGGATATGGCCAGGTAGAAAATCTCCCCATTACCGAAAAAGGTGCTGAAAAAATATCTGATGTAGGATATGTATTAAATGGCAAAGTCGTGCTTAAGAACGGATCTAAATACACAGGCTTCCCATTTGCTTATTCTATATTAAATGACAAGGGGAATAATTACAAAAATGTAAGAGTTCCGGTAGTTGTCATCAAAGGTAAAAACGGTCTTAATTATCTTTTCCCAGTTAGCCTACGTTCTGTAGAATCAGAGGAAGGGCAGAAATGGATGTCTTTTATAGATATGCTGCTTGAATCTGGTGATTCTGAATTGCTACAGATGGGTCAAGATGATATACAAGATCTTAATGCGTATCTAACCAAGTTAGGCCTTGATCCGGCTTCGTATCAAGTATCGTATTTGAATCCTATTTCAGGGCTTAGAAAAGCTCGTGAGGCTATAGAGAAATTATCTACGGTTCCTGATGTTGTTAAGTGGGTAGAAGATGGAAGTAGGAGCGTGAAAGACATTGTGACGTCTGAAGTAGAATCTGGAATAGATTTCGAAGGTGAGATGTTTGTTGCTCCTAAGATCAGGATCCAGTTTGGTAAATCATCTTCCAGACCTAAGTCGCTTATAGAGGATGATCTTCCTTTCTCTGATGAGGGTAAGACCGTTACTTCTAAAGAATACGTGGAAGTTTACGAAGAGGAAATGCCAGAGGAAGGGGCTGTCCGGGAGACTCAGCCGGCGCCATTAGCTCAGCCGGCTCCTGCGGCACAAGCTGCGCAGTCTTTACCTGGCAAGAAGCGTACCTCCAGGAAAAACTTCTCTCTTATGTTAAACGAAATAGAATCTCATATAGAAAAAGAGGGATTGCCGCCTTATGCTAATATTTTTGATTTTATAGCAAGGAAGATTGTAGGAGGTGACTTGAGGTTTCTTCGTGAGAGAGGTAATCCTAAAAGTCTTAAGGAGGAAATGGGATTAGAACCTAAAGGAACAGTAGGTGATAAAATATCCACTCCTTCCGGTAAAGGTGGTAAGACTTTAGATGAATACGTTTCTTGGCTTCGTTCTCAAACGGATCAGGTGGTGGTTGATTATGTTGGGCCAAGATCTGACGAACAAATTATATCAGAGTTGAAAAACTTTTTGAAATATATTAATTTTGTTCCGAGTAAGGCTTTGAATTATTCTCTTAGAGTCAATGGCATGGACACCCTAAAAGAATATGGCACAAAAGAGGAAGTAGAAAAAATGGAATCTGATATCAATAGTTTGGTTTCTAAAGTTTTTCCTACGGTGGATAACCAAACTATAGAAGATGTTTCTACTGCAATAGAATCAAACAACTTGCCTGCCATATGGGAGCCCGTGGAAAGCCTTGATATGACAAACGAGGAAAAAATAGAGTTTTTGAATAACGTAGCAGATTTCCTTAGCGGCATACCAGAGTATGATGCTGTTGTGGAGTCTATAGAGTCAGAATCAGATAATATTTTAAATGATGGAAAAGAAGGAAGTACAGGAGGCGGTGCAGTACGCACTAAGGAAGATGGCGATAAAGAGAGTGATGGAGAAAGAGAAGGACAACCCGGAACAAATGTCGAAGTTAAAGGAAATGTCGAATTACCTGGATCTCAAGAAGGAAGAGTAGATAACTATAGGAAGAACGGAGATAAGTTCTCTGACATTGCTGAAGTTACTTTATGGCTACTTAGAAGGGCTGCCGGCATAACCTCTATCCCGGAAGGAGAAGAGGTTTATGTAGAGGGAGATGAGGTTAATAGTATTATGACCGATATGGAATCAAGGTATGGTATAGACACCATCAATCACTCGCATACGACTAAGGCTATAAGGGATCTTAACGGCGTGTCAGGTTATAAAGTAGAATACGGCTTAACTTTTTTGACATACGATCCTTTTATTAGGATATCCAATCCAAGGAAAGAATCTAAGGCTGCGAAAGACGAGCCTCGTATATCCGAAGAACCGCTTACTCACATATCAAGGGTGACAACCCCTTATTTCCTGTACGGCGGTGATGAAGCATATACATCTGTTCCGGCTAAGGTAGAACCTATACCAGAGAAGATAATGGCTCGTAATGGCATTAAATTTGGTATGAGTGTAACTGAGCTAACCAAATTAGGATACAAAAAAGCTGGTGGAAACTGGATATACAAATTCTACATGAACTCAGGTGTGTATGATTTATATAATATCAGTACCGGAGAAGCGTTTAGGGCAAAACCGGATCTTGGAGTTAAGATAAGTTCCAGCGCATTCATCCGTTCTTTATCTCAATCTGGTAGGAAAATACAAAATATGATGAGTAATATGAGCCAGGAAGAGATAGATAGGAATAAGAATCTTGTAGAAGGTTCTGATAATTCGGATTCGATAAATGAGTTAAATAAGGAGTGTTGAGTATGAGAAGGAGATTTTTTAATGCTGCGGATAATTTTGTGGGAGGATGTTATAATAAGTTATCTAATGAAGATATAAAAAGGCTTGGAGGAAAAAGACCTTATGTATGTCAGTTTAATAAAATTCATATACATATAGGACCTGTATTAAAAGATCATGATTCCGATGTTAGTTACATAATGTTTAATAGTGATTGGAATTATGGTGGTTATGAATCTATGGTTTATCATCATAGCAATAGTGGTATTTTTATATTAGGTGAAAATAAAATTGGTAATATAGAAGACCATATACAAGATCTAACATATTGGTACGAATATGATCCGAGTCTTAATGAAAATTATTGTTATTTTTATTATGAGGCTAATAACAGCGGAAATGCTATCAAGTTGAATGGTGAGTTTGGTAGTGCCAGTACTGTTTTCAACATTCCCAGCTTGGAAGTCACCACTCTTCGTGATGGCAGTTTGAGTTTTCCGGAGATTTATATAGAGGGAGTTTGGGATCCGTCATTGTATAAGTCAGTTTTATAATTAACTTTGCAAAAAAGTTAATCACTATGGGTGTCAAATGTCAGATAGAAAAGAAGGAAAATAAAATAGAACGGGTTGAGGCTCCTAACGGTGAGCCTTCCGTTCTTTACGAAAGTGCCTTAAAATTATTAGGAAATAGCGAACGAGCTCTTCAGGTATGGGCTAAGGCTTACACCTCTGATTTTTTGTCGTATTATGGTCATTGGAATAACCCGGCTCCAGGGGAGATGTTTAATACCGATCCTAATGGCGAACCTCTTTTAGAAGATGTGCTGTCGTATATGAAGCGTCAGGCTTATTTTTCCGATCCCTTAACGGCTCAGGATGTTAAGGATGTAAGAGATGTTATGATATCCAATTCCATATATAGCATACGATCTCTTATTAATAGAGTTAGAAGCTCTTTTTATGTGGATGGTAATCTTATCCTAAATGAAGAAAATCTAAGGAGATCCGGCTTGTACAATGAGACAGAGATAAGTAGGATATTAGATAATCCTTCTGTACTTAATGAGGTCAGCTCTTTTATGAGGCTATTATTAGACTATTCCAATAACGAACACGATCTTGGGAAAGAGTCTTACTTCACAACCGTAGAAAAACCATACGGTCCTGTTGTGTATAAAAATGGCGTCTTCAATAAATTAGGAAAGAGAGCATCATATAATCCGGCTGAAGTTTATGAGGCTATAAAAAACACAGTAGGAGGTATTAGTGTTGCTTCAGAGTTTGATGCTGCTTTCGAGTCTTTATCTGATTCATATCCGGAGTTAGTTGAAAGATATCAGTCGGATAAGAGTTTTGCCTTGTCGCTGTTCAACGAATTTTCGAATATGAACATCGTTCCGGTTGTAACTTTAGAAGACAATAATATCGTAGAAAGGAAGAGACGGTCATTATCAAAGTTGCAAGATTATGCTTATTACAGCCCTATTGGATCTGAGTCATTACGAGCTCGTATATCAGCCTTTCTAAACAGGGTTAATGCTGATACAGAAGAAGACCTTAGAAGTATGATATGGGACGTAGAAGAGGCTTGTGTAGGTCTTGGTATAGATATCGTAGGGGCGTCTAAAGCATACGACGGAACAGAAGAATCGCTGAATAAAATTGATAGCTTGATGTTGGATCTCGATATTTATGTAGCAAGGCACAACGATGACACTTATGCTCCTACCTTAGCTTCTGCTATTGATGACGTTCTTGGAGATAGCCAGGATCGCCGTGTCATGTTTCTTCCAGAGTATATGGATAATATGAATATCGTTTATATGGAATCTGACATAGATCCGGTATCGGCATTTGAAAATCATTCCCTGCTTTATCTTGGTGGAAACCTATATCATAAGGTAGAAAGAGATAATTTAGGTGATTTGTACGATATGGCTGCCGAGCTTGCCAAGCAGAGCCTAACTTATTTCCCGCCTGGTATCTATCCTGAATATTGTTTTAAAGATGGTGTTTTAGATAAGCTCCGCGTGAAAAACGTAGATAGTAAGGCCCTTGCTGATTCTATTAAAAAATACGTCCTGTCTTATACCGATTCTCAGAATACGGAAGAGATGAATGCTACCAGATTGGCGTTCGGTCATCTTGTTATTCCTGGAAGCCCGTATGTTAATGAAGAACGGGAGTTTAGCCGATACATAAACAGAAAGCAGGACAAAGAGAATCCTTTACTCTTATTCGATTTATACCAATCTTATCTTGAAAATAAGCTTCATAATACAGAAGTGTACGAAGGAGCATACAAGTATCTTGACTTTAAACCAGATCATTTACTGGGTCTTACCATTTCAGATCCGGATACGTTAAAACAAATTGAACTATCTTTGGCAGGTAATGATCGTGAGCAGTTATTTGAGTATAGCATGAGCAGTACCGATCCTTCTTTTACAGATCTGTTCTATTTGGATTATTATGATATGTTATATGCCGGTTCTGATTTCTATCACGATCTTTTTACGAAACATCCTAATCTCTTAAATGAGGTTCGGGATCATAACATAACTAAGCAGGATGGTAATGTTATCGTAGAAGGTTTGTATGATAATTTTATCAGAATAGGGAACACGGTGTTCACTAAAGTCGGCGAAAGTAGTTCCGGATCTATCTACCAAAATCTGACAGGAACCGAATCAGAGGTGAAATACGATTTTACTCAGAAGGCTAAGACGGTAGAAACCGATTACGCTCCATACCAAAACAGATCTGGCTTGACGCAAGACATGACCGTAAGCAAGTCTGAATTGGATGATCTTAACAAATTGGAATGCAGGTAATTTTTGTATATATATATAGTTTTTTCATAGTTATAATTTGGGAAGTGAGGCTTGTGAAAGTCTCACTTTTCTTATATATGCACGTATATCAACAACATACAAGAAGAGTTAGATTTTCATTGTTTATGAATTATTTTTGTTAAGTTTGCAATATTAGTTTCAGGAAGAGATTATGGAAATAAGGAAAAAGTAAGAACCGAACGTAACTAATAACAGTAGGAAATGAGAATCAGTACCATCAAACGTAACAACAGCATTCATCTTATGTATAAAAACATTATGAATGATTTAGGTCAATTAAGAACTGTAGTTTCAAAATCCTATATTTATAATCTGATACAAAATCAAACCGGATTAAGTATCAGAACTATATCCCATGTCTTGAATCACACAAAAGAACAGGATACAGATTCTTTGTGAAAAGCATACATTTTCATACATTTGTGTGTTCTTTAGTTTTTAGATTTAAGTTTTTCATGGTATTAGTTTAGATTAGTGTAGATCAGGGCTCGCAGTGATGCGGGTCCTGGTTTGTTTTATAGCGTTTATTCAAAATAGGAAAATCACTCATTGTGTATTATTCTTCTGTATTTTCTGAAAATACTTCTCTTCTATAGGAAATAAAAACACCAATATTCCACCTTACAATCATGATCTTTGTTACGTGCTTCATGCACGTATGTTTAACAATTAAATACTATAAATTATGGGTGGTGATAAAATCGTCCTTTTAGATGGAGCCGGGGCTAACGGCGGTGGTGCAGCAGCTACCAACGGTCTTCTTTCAATGATTCCCGGCATGTTTGCTAATTTGATAGGTGGTAATAAAATGGATCCGAATCTGGTGGCGGCTTTGATGAACGGTCGTAACAACCAGGACGGTTTCGGTGGGGCTAACGGTTGGTGGCTCTGGATAATTGTTTTGTTCTGGCTGTGGGGTGGACGCGGCTTCGGTAACGGTTTTGGAAATGGCGGTGATTGTTGCGCCAATGGTCTGCCAGCTCAGTTGAATAACGATTACGGTCGTGAACTTTTGATGCAGGCAATTCAAGGTAATCGTAGTGCCATAGATCAGATCGCTTCTGCTTTGAACTGTTCTACTACTCAACTTCAGAGCGCTATCTGCAACGTACAGGGTGCTATTGATAAAGTAGCTGGTCAGGTAGGTATGACTTCTCAGGCTGTTATCAACGCAGTTCAACAACAAGGTTGTGAAATAGGAAATCAAATCAGCTCTTGCTGCTGCAATTTGAGTTCGTTAATCAATCAAAGCACTTGCCAGACTCAGGGGATGATTACTCAGCAAGGTTTTGATAACCAACTTCGCACGTTGGAACAAACCAATATCTTGCAGAACGGTCTCAACCAAGGTCTGACTAACAATCGTGAGCAAGCTACAAGCCAATTCAATATCTTGTCTGCTAAACTTGATGCTCAAAACGTCATGATCAACGACAAATTCTGTCAGTTGGAAATGAGGGAAATGCAGAACACTATTGCTCAACTTCGTGAAGAAAAAGCGGCTTTGACAGCTTCGGCATTATCTCAGCAACAAACTCAGAATATCGTTGGTCAATTACGCCCGACGGCCGTCCCGGCCTACCCCTCTTGTTCTCCTTACCAGGCTTATACTTGGGGACAGGTATTCGGAGGAGGTTGCTGTAATAACGGATGCGGATGTAACAACGGATGTTGCAATAACAACGCTGCTGTCTGATTTTATTAAGAAAGGGGGCTAATATGGCTTGTGTTTCTAAAATAGGATCGTTGTATGAGATGGTTACGAAGAATGTTATTGTCAGTACGACAAATACAATCTTCGGTATTAACCCACGGGCTTGGATCGCCCTTCCGTGTGAGGGTCTTATCCTTCTTAAGATAAGGCAAGTAGTCCCCACAGCCGGAAGTGCTCTACCGGTACAGATTGCGGTCCCGGCAAACAGCACAGTTTCAACAGTAGGAGCCGACACCTGTTGCTCGGTTACGGGAGTGAATGTCGTGAACCCTATTAACGTAGCTGTAACGGGTGCTGCTATGGTAAATGGCACAGAACGCCTTCTGTACTTCAATAAAGTTCGTGGCGTGTTAAGATTAATGGATTGCTGTGTTCCAGTAGCGGCAGCCCAGGCGTCTGAAGTTAAAGCAGGTAAATGATTTCAGTAGGGTGATGAAGATCATCACCCTATTTTCACCTAACTAATATTTTGATCATGTTTTCAGATTTGAAGAAAGGGTTTCAGGTACATACCCTTGATACTAATACAGTACCTAAATACGAATTGGGAAAGGTAGTAGCCGTATCCGAACCCAGGTATCTTCCTCCTCAGCCAGGTCAGTATCAGGCGATGCAGACCCGCGTGGTGGATCTGACGGTAGAGCTCACTGGCGAAACCAAGACCTATACGGTCCCGGAATCCCAGAATGTGGCTAAGGCTATGGGCATAACATTATCTACCAGCATAGATCCGATTATGAACGAACTGAATGCTATAAAAAACACCAGTCAAGACATAATAAACAGCGTAGATGCCCATCGTGCCAAGATAGAGGCTTGTGAATCTATATTAGAAGACATCAATCCGGCATTCAAACAAACGAGAGAGCAGGATCGTAAAATAGCTGGTATAGAAAATAAGGTGAATGACCTTACTGATTCATTCGAAGATTTAAAGAAGTTAATTGTAGAACGTTTGAAATAAGTATAATATGATAGTATATGATTTAAATTCAGGACACAGAGAATATCCTGGATATGACGAGATAGAAGACAGACGAGGTGGAGGCAGAGGCAGAAGCCGGCGTTCTGATGGGACGTACATGGGGTACGGTGGTGGTATTTACGACCATTACGGTATGCATGAGAAGATGAAAGAAATGGAAGAACGCGAAAACGAGCTGGAAGAAAGGGAAAGAAGGCTCGAAGAGCGCGAACGTCGTCATGAAATGGAGGACCGGGAATACCGGAGGATGGGTTACGAATCCTACCCGACCGATTACTATGGAGACGACAGATACTACGGTGACGGACCTCAGATGCGTAGAGGTCGCGGACGTGGCAGAGGTCGTTCTTATTGAGGAGCAGACGCAGAGGATCCAGCTTATCAGAAATATGTAGATACTTACGGCTACCATTTTTCTAATGCTCTTGCTGATGAGGCGGTAAAGAAGATGGTCAACGTCGATGGATCCAAGAGGATCTGGAAGCAGCCGGAAATAAAAGATATTTTTGAAAAGTGCGGAGCGAAGAAGCCGGATAAAGCGACATGGGGCGATGTCCAATATGTCTTTGCAATGTACTATTCGGATGGTTTTCCGAAGGTCTTCAAATGTGAGAACGAGTTGGTGAAAGCTACGTTAATGTATTTGGATGATCCGGATGCTCCCGAAGGAGTAGCCTTTATAAGATGGCTTGCCGTGCAAGATTACCTCGGCGAAAAAATAAACTGGAAGGATCTGACCTGAGATCCAGGCCCAGGCCCTTCCGGTGGTGCGGGAGCCATAGTAAAAAATATGATTCCCGCATTCCCGTTTTTCCCGTTTGGAAAAAAAGGAATAAAAAAAATGTTATACCGGTCGGCGGGCAATAGAATACCCGTGGCCGGTTTGTTTCACATAACTTTTTTTTGGATATGAATATGGCACACGAATCTAAATCAAATAAAACCCCATTGTATTTAATAGGAGAGTTGATTGGCGTACCGAATACGGTTATGGACTCAGCATTGCATGAACTGAGAGATAGAATAGACAAAGACCCTAAATGGGTGATTATATACCACTTTACACCAAAAGCGTAAAGTAATACACATTTATACGGAAATTCGTACCGGGTTACACCAAAACCCTCTACCTTCTGGTAACATCGTTACATCAAAGGATTCTTTTTCCGATTTACGGATGATGTTAAAAGCACCATTGATATCAGCATTAATTGTCTTACCAGAAGAGGTTTTAAACAATCCTCGTTTAATCCTTCTTCCTTTGTAAGATTCATGTTTGCAAATCCGTTCATTATCTAAAAAGCTACATTTTGAAGTATAAGATTCTTCAACGATCTTAACATTAATACCTTCTAATGTAGCTTTATACGATATCATACTGATAAACGAATTAAAAGGAATAGATACAAAGTTCTGATTATTACGCTTTCCAATATTGATCTCTTGTTTCCAGCACTTGTTATGACCGATTATGATCGTATTAATACCATTGGAAACTACATGATTAACCAATATTCTACTTGCTTTATGCAGATAGTCTTTGATCTTGTTATTCCTTTTGTCGGTTAATGACCTTATTTGTTTTGAAATCTGTTTATTGTCTTTTAACTTAGATTTTAAGAATGCTAGCCTTTTGTTATAATATTGGTTAATAGACTTCAGTGGCCTACCATTGATGATAAAACAAGAACCGGTGTTTGAAACACAAGATGCTAAATTATCCAATCCTATGTCGATGCCAAGATAGTTCCCATTATCGGACATAAGATTCTTTTCCTTCTTATTGTAAACTATTTCAAGAACAATATACCCATTCTTAGGAATGAATCTAAGTTGTTGAATATTTTGCTTGTTAGTTCTTGTTGTAAAGGAAAACTGTTTTGGTAACTTAACAATGCCTTGTTTTATCCATTTTTGAGAAAAAGCATTTGTTGCAAAAACAGCAGGAAACAAACCACCCTTGTTGAGATACCTTGGCATTCTTACTTCCTCAGAATACTCACCTCTATTCTTTTTATTAAAGAGATTGAAGAAAGATTTAAAGTTTCTATCAACCATCATCAACACTTGTTGAGCAACCGGTGCTGGTAAAGCACGATAGTCAACATCATTTTCTGTTCTTAACTTCTTTTCAAGAGAATAGTAGTTTAGGTACTTATACTTTACAGTATTATCATCCTTGTATTGGAAATAGTGTTGTCTAACAACATATAACCCTTTATTGTATAAGTTTTTACACTTATGCAATAGATCATAAAGTTCATTGTAATAAACAGAACTTGGTTTGATCGTATGTTGTTCGACTAATCTCATGACACAAATATAGAAATTATTATTTATATATGAAAACAAATTGGCGTATTTGTGGTGTAAAGTTGTATATAATTACCTAAAGATGTTAAAAATTGGCTCGAATCTTTACCCAAGATCTGAACCTATTTTTTTTTAATACCAGGCCCGATGCGATTTTAACGTATCGGGTTTTTATTTTAATTCATATTGTTTTATTTTAAATCTAATTAATTCATGAATGTCGTACTTTTGTTGAAAAAGTATTCTATATGGAAAATAAGGAAGATTACGTTGGTTACGAAGATCAAGAACTGTGTAACCTGTATTACAAAGAGGCTGAAGCCATGAGGCAAAAGCAGGACTGGTCTCGTCTTAGGGCTGTCCCTGCTCCGGCCAAGGGAACGCCATCGCCCGGCTGGGGTCAGCTTGGACGTGGAAATGATGTCCGTGTTAAGTACGTTAGCATCAATTCAGGATTAGGAGGGGACAGATTATGACCGTAGAAGAATTAGCTAATAAAAGATACGGTGGCGAATTTGTTTTCATGCTTGGTCATTTGGAAGGTGTAACAAGATTCGTTTTTGAATGTTTCGATCCCAGGCCTGATCACGAAGGTAAAAACACTTATATAGTTTCTTATTTTGATAAGCGCATCCGTAGAAGAGATGTGGTGGACATACCGTGTTATATGAATGTTTTATCGAAATAATGATTGGGAGATTGCAGAATGAGTTTATTTGTATGTTCAAAATGTGGCTGTATAGATAACACCGCCACATCCTGTTACTGGGCTATTATAAGACCTTGTGTAAATCGTATTTACGATGAATCGCTAAAGGGATATGAAGGCAAGCCTCTTTGTTCTGAATGTGCTACTATTGAATATGATAAGGAAGACCAACTGGTGGTAGTTCCTGGAACGTGGCACGGTAAGTTCAAGAAAGAATGGCCTACTGAAGAAGAAAAGAAGCATATTGGTAAAAACGGAATATTAAATTTATAGTCATGTGTAATAAAGAAATCGTGATATGCGCGGCCATCTGGGTGCAGGACGGCAAGAAGCGTCCCTATCAGCCCACCAATATACCATCCGGCACCGTGTTCTGTGGATTGAGACACCCCTCTATACTATCTCAACTTGCGGCATACGGTATAGCCCATAAAAACCGCAGTGTTCAAGGATTTTTGACAAGCAAGAATCGGTTTCTAACAAGAGAGGAGGCATCTGAACTTGTTAAGAGCAATAATCAGGAAATGGTAGTAGATAGGAGTGCCATTAGAGAACAATTGTATTCAGAAGATCTATATTAACTAAAAAACAAAACAACATGGGGTTTAAAATCAAAAAGTCAATCACTTATGATATGATGGACGACAGTCGGGTAGAGTACGAATTTGATAATACCAATGATTTAAATCATATCATATTTAAAGGTAATTGTAGAGAACCTTTTTCATTTAGCAGAGTACTTGTTGAAGAATTAATTAAGACATTTGAAACCATACGGGATAAATACTCTGATAATTATGAACTTAAGGTCTATCTTTACAATTGTATAATTCAACTGAGCGTAAATCCAAAGGATCCCAGTGAATCCTTTTTTGGCGTATATGATAGAGATGAGATGAAATTGATATACGGAATAAAGATCAGTATTCTGAAAGGAATGTTTGGCATATGATGACTAAACAAGATATACAAGCAGCAGCATCGTATGTTTTCCGAAGCAGTTTTGTCTCGGAGGACCAGACAAGGAAAACAATGGTAAAAGCCGGCAATAACGCTACCAAGATCCTCGTCAAGACCTTTAGAGGCAAATTGTTCAAGAAAGCTTTTGAAAGAGCCCGTAGAGGAAAGGATATCAGTTCTTTTGAAAGACAGGAAAAAGAAAGTGGTTTCAATTTTCTACATAATCCTAATAATGGTCGTATGCAAAGCGGTCATATTATAATAGATGGAATTGGTCTGTTTAAACAAATAATTCATGAAAGGTAAAAAAGTTGATATTCGTTTAGGCAGAGGTCTGGCGAATCAGATTAAGATAAACAAAACCATTCCAGTGTCTCATAAACCAAAAGAAGAACGTCGAATGATGTTTATTTGTGGTGATGATATTGCTTCTCTTATAAAGCGGTTTGAAAACGAATCAAAGTAATATAAAGTCGGACATGTGTCTTGTCCGACTTTTTTTATATATTTGTGGCATGGCAAGAGGTTATTATTGGATACCGCAGACAGATGAAACGTTAAATGGCATAAGCTATTACGTGACTAAGGTAGTAGGGGATATAGTGTTTGATACTAAACGAAAAAGAATAGTGTTTCAAACTACCAGGTATTTCCCAGTAGGCTCCGTATTCCATTTTACTCACAACTGCTTTAAATACGTCATAACCTGCCGACTTCGCAAGCCGGGGCTTTGGTTTGAAGCCAGGAGAGAGGATTCAGGCCCTATTTGCCCTGAAGATATTGAGCGCTTTGAATCGGGAAGGTTTATACACCGAGATGGGTACATGCATTACATATAAGCCGAACTTGACAATTGGCGTCAAGTTATAATTATTTTTTCATATTATTTTTAAGCCATCAGACTGAGAAGTTAGGTGGCTTTATTTTTTATGATATGCTTGATTTTTAACTACCTTTGTCTCATAACAAAAATGTTTTATCATGGTATCAACGTGTATTATTAAAAGAGATAATAAAAAGAAAGTTGTTTCTGTCTCTACCAGATCAGGGGACAGGTCTATGTTGTTTGATAAAATAGCATCTATTCCTCTTATGGAGAACAGGGAACGGGCTACTACTGTTTTTAAAACCGTATTTTCTAATAAGTTCTTAAAGGCTTTTGGCGACTGGAGAAAGAGAGTTCCTATCAACAAACCGGCCTACAATAAGGTGAAATCCAACATCGATCTTATTCCGGAAGCCTATAGAGAAAGGGTGCTGGATAAGGCTTCTAAGATGAGTAACCCTGTTCTTGTGTCAAAATCAGATGCACCTTATGAAATCCAAGAATCAGGCTTTGGATTCTACAGCCAAGATCTGGGTGATAATATTATGTTGGTAGATGCTATGGTTCCGTCAAGTATTTCCGTACCGGAAGGACCGGGAATAGACGCCGGGCAGTATCTACAAGATGCTATATCTTCGGACTTCACTCCCGTATCTATGGTACAGGATAAGGGTGTTAATTATATGGTTATAAAAGACGGTCTTAAGATATTTAGCCCAGAAGAGCTACCGGAGACAGATCCTAATCCTGTGGGTGTAACGTATCAGACCGGAGAGCCTCGTTTGTTTTTCATGAACGATCGTAGTCAATTATTTGAAGATTACGGAGAAGCTCTTCGCTCTGGTGGGAATGATATTAGAATAGGATTCTTATCAGGCACCGTTCAAGAATCTACCGTAGATGGCGTGGCAGACATTACTTACAAGGATGGAAAGTATGTTCTTAATAATCCCAAGTCTTTTATACCGGTCATGACCGCTTCTGCTTCTACTTCTTTATCAACGAAAGGTGGGATAATTAACTACCTTATAAAGAAAGGTCTTTTATCAGGATCTAAGATATTCGATTCGGAAACAAGAAGCTATTATCTTACAGGAGAAGGGCATACAGGACAAATTAGACTTTTCAATTCAGCCTTATCCTACACCGAGCTCCGTAATCATTTTGGTTCCGATGTTTCCATGAACGACCAGGGTATGATAACCATAAGCTCGTTGGATAATAGTAAGGTAACTATGAGGCTCGCCACCGGAGGAACGGAAAGGGTTAGCAAAGAGCAGATAAAGAACGATCTAAAGTCAGGAAGATACAATGAATTGGACGCCAAGTACGATCATTTTGATGCGCTTGTAGTTTCATTCATATTAGAAGACAACGATCTTTATGCTGATACTAAAGCTAAGATCGTATCAGATTATAGCAGGCAGGAACGTGATCAACGAAATTCTATTGTTGAGATACTGAAAACTCTTGGCGTTAGTGTCATAGGTATGACCGACTATATAGAGAAGTACCAAACCAAATACGGGCATGAACCTTCTGCTAAGGCATTGGCGGATATTGCCAATAACGTAATAGCAGTTGGTGAAGATGCTACTTTATCTGATTTAGTAGAAGAAACAGCCCACTTCCTTGTAGAGGCATACAGAGATCAGAATGCTGTTGAGGCTGTTCTGCAAGATGTAGAAGGTACGGAAGAGTGGAACCAGTATGCAGGTCAGTATTATAATACATACGGTAAGGTATATGAAGGATCCGAGCTTGATAATGCTGTTAGGAGAGAAATTCTTGGAAAGATCCTTGCCAGGGAGATGCAGACCGGCACAGCACAGGCGCCGGTAGAGCCCACCTCCTTCCTGGGGCGCGTCCGGCAGCTTCTCTCTGGAATAGTAAGCTGGCTTAAATCAGCTTTATCTACCCAAAGACAAGATTTGAATAATGTTATTAAAAACATTCGCGATCTTGCTATTACCGACATAGATAAAGGATTTGACACCTCTCTGTTAAAGGATAATGATTTTACATTATACTCTCTTTCTTCTATGAACAAGAACAAGTTTCTTGAGTCTAAGATCAGATCACTAAGAAAAACCTTAAGAGACTTACGTCAGATAAGCTCTGATAGGGCTGTAACTACGTCTATGACTCTTGCTCAGCTTAAGACCATAGAAGATAAGATAAATAAAGTAGAGACCGAAATAGACAAGAATGAGATGGCGGCTGCCATGAACAGCATGATCTCCACAGCCGAAGCTCAGGTCAGATACTTAAGCAATGTGGTGAACACCATCCTTCATGGTGATACCAAAGACGGTAAGCTTCACTTCAATACCAATGATCGAAAGAACGTAGATATTATCAACAATCAGGTTCTTCCGATCATGAACGATCTTCGAGGATATATCCGTAACAGAAGTACCGAATTTGATGAACGTGAAAAGCAGGATTATACAAATAGGATCAATACCGTCATTGCCGACATCAATGGTATTCAGTCTGATATTAAATCAGTACAAGACCTTGATGAAAGTACGTTGCTTGATAAGTTAATGAACGAACTTCATGTGCCGGCAGATAAGGTAAAGAGAGTAAAAGAATTTTTCGACAAGGTTCAACACGATGTTTCTTGGATAAGTAGGTGGTTCGGTATATTAGAGCATTCTTCCAGTCCGTTCAATAACGCTCTTGGAGCTATGATTGCCAAAGACAATTACAATGCGATGGTGAATGCCCAGCCCGCCATATCCGACTTCCTGGCATATGCTAAAAAGCATGGTTTTAACAAATCTGAATTTGAAAAACTGCTTCAGAAAGTAGACGGCAAAACTTCTAATTACCTTCGTAGTGCTCTTGATATGGCTAAATACGATCGTAATAAGAAACTGGCACAGATGCGTGCGTTTGCGGCTGCCATGAACATAGAAATATCAGAAGAAGAAATCAATGATGTGGTTGACAATAATCGTAATTACGTATTTAAAAGAGAAGTAGTTGACAAGGACGGAAATACGGTTACTGAGAACGCTAAATTTAAACCGTCGTCTGATAGAGTTAATACCGATATTTTTACCATCGAGCAGGAAAAGATTTATACAGAACAGATGGAAAAGTGGGATGCTGAAAATTCGGAACTGGAATTTAGCGAAAGTTATGCCACAAGAATGGAATCCATATACAAAAAGGCTGAAGAAGAATTAGGGCATCCGGTTTCTCAAACAACCAAAGAATACCTTAATGCTCTATCCAGGCAAAAACGGATATTGAGGCAGCCTTTTATTGATAGCGGTGGTAATTTTGATGAGGTTGCCTATTTTAAAAGCAGCAATTACGAAGAAGAAGGACTGCTTCGTAAACAACGTAAGGAAGCAGCTTCAGAATACATATATGTAGGAACCAGGAGAGTGGAAAAAACCGGCGACCAACTTAAGATGGCTAAAGAAATACAAGCTATAAATGAAGTTTGGAGAAAGGAATCAAATAATGTTACCAATGCCGTATCAGAATCGTTTTTGCAAAAATTAAGAACGATTCAGAGCGAGTCGGGAGGAGAAGCTGCGCTGAAGACACTTATGTTGGGAGGTCACCTGTCGTTCAATGATCGGTTTTGGAATGAAGTAGAATCGGAACAGTCGGCGCGTACCGAATCAAATAACAAGGCTTCGTATCTTAAAATGGCGCATGATATCATTAGTTCTACGACAAGTGATAGAGATGCGACTGACGTGGATTCGATTGTGAAAGATATAGAAAAAAATAAGGCCATTATCAAGGAAATAATCGGAAACAACCGAGATGTGGCTGATATCGGAGAAATTAACGAAGCGACATTTACCTCATCTGAAAGAGATGCTTTTAGGGCCGCATCTGAAGCTATTGAAGCTGATTACGCTATCTTAATAGATTATGCTAAGATGGTGGGTCTTGAAGATATTGATAAGTACCTTACTAAAAGCAGTAAGGCCGAAAACGAAGTAAATCAGTCTTATTTAAATGCTCTTGCTGACTCCAAGGAAGTGGAATGGAAGTTCGTACAACGTCATACTACGGCGAAGAAAGCAAAAAGGATTCAGGCTTTAAGGGATAAGCTGTTTAAGGCTGCTGATAACCGATATCTGTTTACCGTATCTGAAACCAACTACCTGTCAGAAAAGCTTGGTATAAGCAAAGAATTAGACGGTAGAGATTTCAGGAATGCTGTTAATGCTAAGATGGCCAGCTTGTTTTTAAATAATACAAGAGAAGAGGGTGTAGAAGAAGCTAATGCTATTGTTAATGAATTTGCCAGGGGCCAGGTCTTTTCCTACTATAAACGCATGGCGCCTACCGGATATGCGGCTATGATCGACAAAATAGGTCGAGGTGAGATAGATGTGGCGCAGATGGTTAAGGACGTACAAAACGGTACATCCACCCAAGATTATGGCATGGACATATCGTACCTGTCTTTCGATCCTGCAAGGGCATGGGTGGCTGAATCTGAAGCCGAAAATAGCGGCCGTAATCCTGATTATGTAAAAGATCATGGGTATGGTCATCGCATGCCTAAGAAAAGCCTGTATCGTGATGAATCGTATTTCAATGACTTTGGTATCAAGTATGATGCTGACGGTAATGAGGTTGCTACTAAAAACGTAGAGCAGTGGAATATGATTCAAAAACTCAAGGAAATAAAAAGACAATCCCTTGATCTATACAAAGAGCAGAGCCCGAACCTGTATGCTATTCCACAGATATCCAAACAAGATATAGAACGTGTAGAAGGATTGGGTATTAACTTCAAAAATACGGTTCGTAATTTTGTATCAGATCTGTGCCTGGACAGAGTAGACGATTCTCTATATGGTAAGACCAGGCAAGGAGAAGTGTATGATCCAGAAGACAGGCTTAGGTCTATACCTAAATACTACATATATGAATTGGAGAACCAAGATGATGTATCTCACGATTTTGGCTACTCTTATTCGATGCTTATGATGCAGTCATCGTTATACAACGAAAAGCAGAAGTCTATAGAGCTCGCTCAAGGACTGGAGCAGATGTTACTAAATAAACAATTTGAAGGTGGTAAAAAGGCTGAAGCAACCCAAGCATATCAGATGTTCAGGGACTTCTTCAACGATCATTATTATGGCATTAGGATGAACACCAAAAAACTTACGGTGAACATCGGAGGATATACGGTAGACCTTACAAGAATTATGATGGCTGTTGAAAGGTTTATGTCGGTCATGAACTTGGCACTGTCTCCATTTGTGGCAGCTACCGGCGCCTTAACAGGTCATATCAACCTCATCATGGAATCTGCCGTAGGACAGTATATAAGCAAAGACTCCCTTAAATACGCATCGGCTGAATTTTCACGCCTTGCTCCATCTTGTATAGCAGAAACCGGAGACATAGATAGGAAAAGCAAATTATATGTCATAGGTGAGAGAATGGGGATATTCAATATCCGAAATCGTATGTATGGTGCCGGATACAATAGAGCGGCCAGGACCTTAATGCGTTCGCCTATGTATGCTTTTATGGAAATCCTGAACTACCCTCTTGATCCGCAGGTTATGATTGCTACTATGGACAATGTTCGTTATTACAAAGGTCGGTTCTACACGTTCCAAGATTTCAAGATGGAAAAAGAACGTAATAAAGAACAGAGTACCATAAAAAGAGAATGGAACGCATTAAAAGATCGTACTTTATGGAGTATGGTAGATGTCGTGGATGGGAAGGTGGTTGTAAAGCCCGGATCAGGTGTTACTGTTGAGGAAGTTGAAACCCAGATGGCTATAACCAGAAATCAAGTTCGTAGCTTGTCGCAGATATGTAACGGATCTTTGAATGAAGAAAACCGAACTGCCGCATCGCGCAACTGGATAGCCAGGTTCATGACCGCCCACCGAGGATGGTTGGTGCTGGCGGCTCAACGTCTGTGGAAAAGACGTGGCTTCAATTTCCAGACAATGCAAGAAGAGGAAGGGTTGTCAATTACGTTAAAGAATATGATAGCCAAAACATTTAGCCTGGCTTCCGAGTCTGGTATGAAAAACATCATAGATGCCTGGAACGAAAATAAAGACAATATGAATGAGGTAGAGAAAACTAATCTCAAACGCCTCAGTGTCTATGCCGGCACGTTCCTCGTCATGCAGGCCGTATCCATGCTTCTCGCCGGATGGCGTGATGATGATGAAAACGAGGAAAGTTGGCTTACTCAATTCGGATCTTACGTAGGATTCAGAACCATAAATGAAATAGCTTCGCAGATGCCGTTTATTATGGAGCTTAATGTGGTGGATATCATTAATGACCCATTTGTCATGGGACGGAAGCTAAAGGATCTTACCGATCTTAGGAATTATTCACTTGATAAAGTAACATCTGGCACATACAAAGGTGAGTCTAAGTTATTTAGACAACTCGCCAAACAGACGTTTATCAAACAATGGTATAACATTAAGACGCCGGAAGACGTAGCACGCGCCTATAACTGGTGGCAGCAGACGAACAACAAGTCAATGATGTTCTTCATCGGTGCCACTCCTGATTCGGAAGGAGATGATGATGTGAGCTACAAGTAGACGAAGAATATCGGACTTGCATTGTTTTTGTATGATTCCAATATGTTATATTAGCATCGTCAAAGAGTAGATTGTACGTTTTTTGTTCTTACTTGAAAAGTTTGTAGGTTTATTTTTTCTGAAATTGTTTTCTTACCGGTTCTTAGTCAGAGATGATAGGGAACCGGTTTCTTTTGTTATGAAAAAAATAGTATCTTGCAAAAAAAAAGATGAGAAGAAGATTTCAAATAGGGATGGGGGTAAATCCCTCGCTTATAATCAATAAAGGCATATACATCCAACATGTAGATGGAGGATTATATACAAAAGAAAATTGGTCTAATAAAGGATATTCCAATGATCTATGCAATGGAATAGCTCTTGTAGATAAAGTGTGTTTTGTTATAGCCACCGAATATATTGGCACATTTAGTTGGGGTAAGGATGGAAGAGTAGACAATGTATTTGCACAAAATAGTTCTTATATGGAGACCGTTAAAAAGGATTATTGGGGGCGTGAAAATCAGAATGCGTATCTTGAATATGATACCAGTAATGAAAATTACGCTTTTAATAAAGCTAATAGCTATTTATTTAAAAATGGTCAAAATGGATATGTAGGTGGCGCCGGAGAGTTTTTTTTGATATCATTGTATGCGAATGAAATAAACGAATGCCTTTTAATGGTAGGAGGTACGATAATGAGTAATAAAATGTGGACATCCACTCAATCTACACAATTTACCTATTCGTGGTATTATGATATAAACATCCAAGGAGATCATTTGGATACAAGTACAAGGAGTAATCCACGTTATGTCCGCCCCTTTACCGAATTAATTTTATGAAATTATGAGAAGAAGATTTGAAAATAATGCTAAACTATATGAGTATAAGATAGTTAGCAATTGTATAGGGGGGGGGGTAATCGTAGAAGGAAAGAAAGTAGGCACCATTCCACAGGGCGGGCAATTTATCTTTCTGTCTAAAAAAGAACGGCTGGATTCCATAAGTGTCCAAGGCGGTGTTCCAATGGAAGATAGGCAAGAGATCGATAGTCAGGTTGATACGACAGAGGAATTGCTTGAACAGGATTCGGTGGTTCTTGCTATTGCTTTAACAACCTCTCCTTATTATGGATTTAGAGTAAGTGTGATAGCACCTGATGAGTTTACGCTAAGAACAACCAATAGGATTAATAGAACCTTTTTAATAACAAGCTTTACTCCACCTGCTGCTATATACGGTGTAAACTTTGGTGATCCTATTGTCCTTAATTATGATAGTTACCAATATGAGATGCTAGATCTTGTAATTGATGGACCTCATGATAGAATAGTTAGGGCAGATCCTAATCTTACTTGGGTTGTAAGATGTACAGACGCCGACTTTAAACCTTTGCCATATCCAGAATCATGGTCTGGCCAAGGTTTAGATTCTATGTTCTTATCAGATATGAAACGTCTTGCTCCTGGTGATCATCATGTATCATATACAGCTTATATTAATTTGGACTTGATAAATGATGGCGGAAGTAAAGTTCATACTGAATATCTGATATTAGAAGAAACACTTAATTTTACGATATGACAACAATCCCCAACCGTACGCCTATTGTATGGTTGGGGATTGTTGTAGTTACCATCTTTTCTTGTATAAGCAGAACATGAAATAAGTTTCTAAGCATTAACTTCATGACCTCCCCTATCTGTGAAAACTAAACCAATACCTTCTATGATATGTCCTACTACAGGAGCTTTGTCAAATTCCTCCTTCGTAGCCCAAGTAGCATTATCAGGCATAAGATCCTTGAATGCGTCCGAAACATCACCTTGACACCAGCAGTTATTTGATGTAACAATGCCTTTCCCTTCGATATTGATATACATTTTTCTTCCACCACATCCAAGGCTGTTCCATCCGCTCGGTACGTTTTCCACCATAGGCTTAAGCACCCAGCTTACACCGTCTATCCTAACCCATCCAGGATCGTCTTTGTGCTTGTCGTACATATTTTGCCAAAAAGAGCATTCGTAGCACCATCCCCTGTCTTCCATGACCGTTCTTATCTCACACCTTTCAAATCCATCTGCATCCATCGTGTGCGGAGAATGAGGCTGGTGAGGGGTGCCACATTTTGGACATACGAGTTTCAAATTATTTTTCATATTATTTCACTTTTACGATTTTAATAGAATCTCCTATATTGTATTCCCCTTGGTATCCAACGAATTTTATAAGCCTATTATTATAAAATATTGAAATTCTTTCGTCTTCACCATAATACATTATACATCCATCTTCTAAAGGACGTAAATCATATATAACCCATCCGTTATTAACCTGACTATCATCATGCGAACATGATGATAACACAAGTGCCATCAATAAAACAAAATACCTCATGTTATTTTCAACATAAAAATTTATAACCTGGTTTTACTGCCTCTGCTTCTTCTCTCGTATCAAACATTAATGTAGTAGTTGATTCTGTACCTTCACAAATGTAAGATACTTCCACCCACCACCTAAAAACCCCAGAGCCATAATCATCATAGTACGGCTCAGAAAGAACTTCTTCTACATACCCATCCAAATAATTCATGATCGCTCCTCCTTATTTTTAGATTCTGATTCTTCGAGTATGCTAATTACCTTATCGACAATATCCGAATCAGACATTTTCTCAATAAAAACATCCATTGCCTTAGTTATGTTATTGGCTTCTTTTTCTTCAAGAGCTATTTCTCCACCGGTAATAGCATCAGACAATGATGTAGATAAGTGTCTTATCTTATCAATGCTCATAAACGTAAATGGATTACCACCTTGACCTCCACCCATTTCTTTCATGATCTGATATCCACCTGAGATAAGTCTGCCTGATGTCGTGGCCAAGGAGGATACGATTAGGGACAGTACCGCCGCTTCCGTCCGCTCCTCGGACACGCCCCTCGACCACACGGCTGCCCTTATAGCGCCGGCCAGGTTGTCTATGTATGGCATGAGGCAATCTTCCATCGCTTGTGTTATATCAGCTATAACCTCACTACGCTCTTTATTTATGTAGTAGATAGAAGCATTGTACCTCTTTATCTCTTTGTCCATATCATTTAAAAGACGCTTGATATTGTGCTTATACATAGGACCGGTTTTAATTACTTCCTTTAGCTTAAGAATGTAATTATAAGCCTGGTCGTTTACGAACAACGTCATGGTCTCAACCGTAGAATGAAGCGTGTTGAGACTGTTAAGAATCTTATCGAAATTGTTTATCAAATAAGCTTTTCTGGCTTTTGCTGCATAGTTAATCATCGCATTCAAATTTTAGATTTTCAAGTTCATTCAATTTTTTCTTAATAAATTCGATCAGGTGCGCTCTCCGTTCCTCTGCATGTTTTAAAGCTTCTTCTTTGCTCTCAAAAGCATCCATTCCTATTTCATAAGGAGTGAACCTATCAGGGATGTCGGCTAACAAAAGACCACCATACTCTTCTATTTTAGCTTTTACTTTTCTTATTATACCGTTTCTCAGGCACGCATCCGTAACCCATATAAATCTATCACATTCTTCTAATTCCCTTTCGTACAATTCATACCATTCCGGCTTAGGGAATCTTAATGTGAATCTAATTTCGGTATCTTTCTCTAAGACATTAATATCATACGCCTCCGGCCACAGTTCTTTTATGCTGTCTTCATCTTCAGCATACGCTACCAATACAAATGAATTATCGGATTCTGCACTACACCAATATGGATATTTTATAGGCCATTTGACTGGACGGTAGTCGTTGTCGCAGTCGGATTTTTTAATGTAAAATCTTGCTCTAATCATATCGTTGCTAATCTAATAATTTTTCTATTTTAATTAATTTTGATGATAGATACATATTCCATTTTCCTCTGCCTCTGTCACCTTTTTCGTTTTGTTTTTGGATTGTCAAGTACAGATCTCCGTCTTCACATACTTCAACTTTTTTCAAGAAGCCTATCATTTCATCTCCTGTTTCGTGTAAAATACGGATCTTATCTCCTTCTTTTAACCCATAATTGGAATCAAAGTATTCTTTTTTGATTCTATCAATATTGTCTTTATGGTTTTTTATAGCATAAAGCTCTTTTCTTAATAAATAATTTAGTTGTTCTATTGTCATTTCTTTTCCTCCTTGTTTAATGGTATCAACCCTTTTCCATGCTTATCATACCACAGCATAGCTATACAGTTCCATGCACATTGTGCAAGATGAAAACATCCTGTATCGGAATCCACTCTTTCCCCTTTCATGTATTCCATTAGGTGTCTGGCAGCCGCAGCACGATACCGTTCAAACCCGTTGTCAAGGTTCTGCCATTTATTGGGTCCGTACTTCTTTGCACCAGCATGATAGACTCTTACAATATCCTCAATCTCTTTCATTGGAAGCAAATCCCATCGTAGTTTGTCGTCAATGATGTCATTTTTCACCGATTTGTTTTCTATGGGGTCTTTGGTAAGAATAATATCCATAATATCCGTTTCTATGACGAACGTCTCCCCATTGCAACAAACCTCAGCATATTTATCATTTACTTCTATGTCTGATACTGCCTCCGCTATAGCTCCTTTGACGATTTTAAATTCGGCACTGATTATATCATCTTTTAATATGCGAAAAATAGATCCTTTTGGATAAAGGATATTTTTAGTATTATCATCCATCTTTTCCATTGCTTTATCGTTGTTTTACCTCATTTCGATAGCAATATAATCCATCTTCGTCTTATACCCTATCATTTCTGTTTTTCTCAAAATACTGTTTTACGGCTTCAATCGCCTTATCGTCATCAAAAGCCTCTACAAACCCCTCATAGAATCTATTTCGCTCCATAGAGAACGTATTGCTTCCATCCGGAATGGTTCTGAACACAACTACCTTCTCTCCATCTACGTTCGTTCCTATGATGTTGTTATGGAGAATAATAGAATACCGCCCAGAGTTTTTGTTCTGGACGACACTATGTTCGAGATTGTAGAGTCTAAGTAGTTCTCTTATTTCTTTTACTCCCATATTATTTTACGTTTTTAGAAGTTACAGCCTCTTCTCCCCATTTCTTTACATATATAGATCTCATCATGTTCATTAAATTAGAGAAAGAAGAGATGGTTCCCATCTCTATGCAGAATGCAAGATTAGACTGTAGGGTTTCAAGTTCTTTCAACTGCTCCTGTGTAGCCCTATTTCTTATCATGCTTTCATGCTCATTAAATACAATCCAATTTAAGCCTTTAGCCATCTTGGAGTAATCGGCATCCGGAAATCTTGATATAGCTCTTGATAGGACATTGTATTTATCACCTGCCTCTATTCGGTTTAAGATAAGCTTATCTGTTAACCACGTAACAACCTCAGCATACAACATAGGGTTTAGTTCCATAGCTACAAGCACCCATATATATGGATTACACATAGTTCTCCTATTCTCTCCTCTACCCATTGTCTTATAAGCTCCCATTTTTTTCATCACTTTTATAAGTGACTCTTTTTCAACAGATTGTATAAAACCAGGAAATCCTGATTCTATCTTATATCCTTGTTTTTCAAGGATATAGTAAACACGTTCCGCACTCTCCTTATTAGATAGGATATTCTCTATTCTCTTTTCATTCCACCCCATCTCAACCCTCTTCTTCGTATAGGCTTCCTGAAGGTCTGTTAAGGACATAAACGAAGTTTTAGTGTCCTGCTTAATTATTACGCCAAATAATTCTCGGTCTTTTGATACCATTGTAACATTTGTTTTCATAAAATATAACACATAAAAAATAATACGATACAAAAAATATGTATCGTATTATATCTATACAAATATATTGTGTTAAATTTTATGATTATATTTTTACGTTATGCGCCTATGGCTGCCTCTAAATTCCCTATAATACCAGTTTCTATGTCATTGATTTTATCATCAATGGTTGAAACCGCATTCTCTAAATCCCCTACAATACTTTCTATATCATCAACAACCGCCTCCATATTAGCTACAGCCTCATCTGATTGATAATATCTTTCTGTATCTTGTAACGACTCCGGCATATTATCTCTTGCTTCCGTCTCTTCGTCTAAAATCATATCAACATCATCCTTGGCTGAATCCAGATTATGCCTAACCTCTGACAGCTTTGATTTGATAAACTCAAGATCTGTTTTATGCTTTTCCAAATTGGAAATAATATCCTCTATTTTCTTACGTCTTTTGCTGTTCATGCTTTTATTCTATTATAATATTCGATAATCTTTTCTTTCCTGTCTCCTGGTTTTACTGCCATATTCTCAGCCAAGAACCTAAAATACGACACTGGTATGTCCTTGAATCTAATTCCTTCATATTTTCCAAACCACATTATTATGCTGTCAAGATCGTCTTCTCTCCTACCATCTCCATTCACAGATTTAAGCGAGGCTGCCCGACGAAGGATCTCGTCTTTGGTAATAATATCACCCATCCTTATATTAGACAGAAGTTGATCGCCGGCAAACATACACCAGCCCTTAGAAGGGAATTGCTCGATTGTCAGGTCTTCTATCCGACCAAAGCGTCTCATGTTGTCGCAGCAATCAACTATCAGCGCCTCTTTCTTGTCAGGATGGATGCGGACGGCGCGGCCTAATATTTGGTAATAAGTTGAATATGAGAAAGTTGGTCGACCAAACATCACACAATCAAGTTCAGGAAAATCAAATCCGGTAGCAAGCGTTGAATAATTAAAAACCACCTTCAACTTACCTTCTTTGAAATCGGATATGATTTGCTCTCTTTTCTTTTTGGTTGTTAGCGATGTTACGACACCGGTTATGGCTCCCATCCTGGCATTCATGAACTCTGATATTCTATTACATGATTCGATAGAATCCATACAGACCAAAATGGCTTTACGTTCGTTCATAAGTTGAAGAAGGCGCTTGTAGATAGAGTTATTTAAGCCGTTTCGTACAATACTTTCTTTAATAGATTCGTTGGTGTATTCGGCTCCGGTACTGTTTAACATCAGAGCCGATTCATCAAAAGACCATCGTTCGTACTTAAGAGGGCACCAAAATCCCTGAGAAGTTAGCTCTTGTATTTGAGTCACATGAACTATTTTCTTGAAGAAGTTATGTTCGTCTTTCGTCAGCATATTGAGCTTGCTATAGTTCCCTTCCAGCATGGAGCTGTAGGTCCGGAGGCGGCAGGGCGTGGCAGTGAAGCCCAGCACCTTCGCCTCTGGAAACCTGCTCATAAACTCCATAAATTCAGAACCTTCTTCAGGAGAGTACCCTGAATGACAATTTCCAGAAACAAATGTATATCCTTTATATCTTAGTACTATACATCCAGATGGAACCTCTACGCAATAAACTTGTCCGGTGTATTTTTCATATCGTTTATACATAGAGTTAGTGCCTCTTAGTTTTTTGTCTTTTGTTATAAAAAGCCTATAAACATCCGAATATGTTTCTTTTCTGCCATCCTTTTCAATAGAAACATAGCATCCGTGGCCAGCTATTGTGGCTACAGAATTATAAAAATCCACCTGCGTTTTATCGGTCGATGAATAATAAAGCATCGTATTCCCTATAATACTTCCGTCCCATAAAGAACACTCTTCTATTACCGATCTTGCTTTTTCGTAAGACATTGGGAACGATATATGATTTCGAATATCCTTTGTTGTAAACTTTGGCATTCTCACCATAAACCTTCTTCTGTTTTTCGTATTTCCTTCTTTTTTTATTTTTCCTTTAACTTCCCATATCTCAACGTTTGCATTCTTACATAAATAATGAATCCTTTTTATTTTTCTTTCTTTTGAAAATGAGAAAGATATAATTGTGTCATTTTCGTTTTTGTTATGAATACTTCCATCTGCTTGTGTTGCTATAAACAACCTCTCCATGTCAGATAAGGAATCGCCTTCGCTATCTACACGTGATATCCCTGATACCGGAATGCATTTCCCAGATTTAAAAGAAGCTTCAGATATTTTCTGTTTATACCATTTACCGTATTTCTTATCATAAAACAAGAAATCATGATTCTTTGTCACTGGAAGATCTATTCCATGTTTAATATGAAGTAAACAAATGTCACCATCGTGCGGCTTGTTGATATATCTGATAGGCATCACAAAATCAATAAATCCTTTATCATATTGAGCTACCCTTACATTTTGTTCTAATTTATTAAATTGAACAAACCCTTTTTCGGTTAATATCTCCACATCTCCAGTAAAACATTCATCTATCAAGATCGTATCTATCCCTATATCCTTCAACCTCGCTACATCTTTCTTTATGCTCTTTAATGTTGCATAAGTCATAGCCGACAGTTCCTTTATACCACATGAAGCAGAATATATGGTAGGTTTAGAATCGAATGATACGGCCTTTGCATAATTCTGCTCCAGAATCTCTTTTGAGGGCTGTAATACTAACGTCGGTCTATTTATTTCATGTGCTATCTTGGATATCAGAAGGCTCTTTCCACATCCGCATGGAGCTACGATTATGCCAGGCTTCTTAGATCTTCCTGTAAGAAACTTAAGCCCGGCATCTACTGCTTCTTTTTGATAAGGTCTAAGTTCAAAGCCCATCGCAATCTATTTTACTATTTTTTGAAAGTTCTATTATCGCCTCTTTCAACATCTCCCTTGCTTTATCTTCGCTATCTTCAAGCAAGCATACACTGCACGATATGCCCATACGATCTCCATAAGCCTCGGCATTACCTAATGTGAATGCGCAGCAGTAATCATAATCCATGTTTTTTGCTACGGTAATAAACTGATTATCTTCTATCAGTACAGCATATTCAGCATTGGTTTCACACATGATAATGGCTTTATCTTTTTTTATAGACAATACCTTGTTTCTGAAAAGTCCGTTATAAATCCATAGTTCCTTTCCTGCATTTTTATAAAACGCAGCCATATCTTCCTTGATTGTAACTTCTTTTTTCATGACTTACTTGTGTTTAACATCAGTAATTAAAACATATCTTTTAACAATATCTTCAAGACTCACAGAAGAACGTATATATAGTTTTTCTTCGTACTCATATAGAGCGTACCCTTCTTTTATGTCTAATATCTTAATCACATGCTTGCCTCTTTCAAATGGATCCTTAAAGTAGCTCTTATGTTCGTATCTTTGACCGACTTTGATTTTGTCAGTTTTCTTCTTCATCTTATAACGATCTACTGCTCTACCTGTTTTTATGAAAGCTGTCGTGAGTAAGTATAATAAAACTAAATACAAAAGGATCGCTACTCCACATATTAGATCTTCTTTCATTGGACTCCTTTTAAATAGTTGAACCATATATCCTCCAGCTTCTCCTGAATCTCAAACGCTTTCTTGAAATTCCCGCATCTTACAGCAACGTCTCTCATGTATGTCAAGTTTATAACTTCCGGATCTTGCCGGTATTTTGTTCTTAACTTTTGAACATCCTCGTATTTCATCGTTTTATCTTTTTAGACGGATCCCAATCCGAAGAGAAAGGGCATTCGTTTTTGTTATGTAATCCAAAGTCACAATAATAACACAGTGCTGACGGGCAGGGTAGCTTGTTTTGCGGAACAGGCTGACTTAGGGTGGCGCGCCGCTTGCTATACCTGGCTCCTTCTGCTCCCTGGATGTACGCTTGAAATGTTTTTACACTATTATCTTCAAAATCATACATTTTGGATAAAGTGTCATTTAGCATCTCTATAGATTTTGTTTTACGTTCCTCATCTACCTTAACCTTTTGGTACTGCCTGGTTCTGGTAAAGAAATAGATGTTCATATCTGGCAAAACTCCACCATATTTTCTATAGATGTAAAATGAATATATAGGATGCTGTAAATTCGTTTCCAATTTCTTAGAATCAAAAACCTTATTTCCTGATTTCCAATCTATGACATAATGGTGAACTACGTTCTTGCTCTTTATAGCCAGATGAAGGTCCACCGATCCTACTATGTACACATGAGTATGAACGGTCCCATTTATATCAACAGGCTTAGGAAGACGGTACGGCAGCACAAAATCTTCTTCGACTCCAACTATAGCACCGTGTCTAATAAGTTTCTCGCAGGGATTAAGATCACTATCAGCTATCATAAACTTATTCCCGTCTTTTTTAAACAGATCCACAATCCAAGCAAGAAGCTCCCCGGATTGCTTCATGGCTATCATCATATTTTCCGGTGATTGCCAAGGTATGTCTTCTTGATAGGAATAGTAACTTATTGCTTCTCCAAGGTCTTTACCAGAAGGCTGTCTTCCGTTCTTAAAAAAGTATTCCAGTGTCTTATGGATAACCGTACCATAAGACGTAGCTTCTTGTTTTTCCGTAGACCTTTTGCCCTCTACGTAAGTCTTATACCATTTCATTGGACAGGTAAGAAACGTATCTATCTGGGAATAAGATATGGCAAGACGTTTTACACCATTAAACTCCTTATATAGCAAATGCGTTTCCGGGACCATCATAAGTCATTGTCTTTAAATCCTTCCGGGTAATATACGACATACTTCTTACCGTCTTCTGGTGTCATGGCAAACTGCATGTAGTTATTACGATTACGATGCTTGCCATCTAATCCTCGCTTCCAATACAGAATCCCGTCTATCTCCACATAAGACCGTCCGCGTTCGGCTCTAACTACGTCCGTGTGTAGCAGATACCCGTCGGAAGACACGATCCACACTTTATCCCCTTTGTTTAAATAAGATATTCTTTTTCTTACAACAACCTTTTTCTTATTATCCAATACAAATTCCTCGTCAGTCATACTCTTCATCCTCCTCTTCTTCTGTTTCAAAATCAATTCCATAACACTGATCATAATGATTGGTCAGTTCTTCTGGTCCTAAATCTTGTCCAAAATCCATATTAAATTATATACTTAATTCTCCTTCTTCATATTTTATATTCACCTTGTCACCGTTTTTGTAAGTTTTTCCAGACAAGCATCTTACTCTCATTTGCTCTTGTCTTCCATTTTTCGAAATATTTACCATATAATGATTCTTCCCTGATCTAAACACTATCTCCACCTCTCTGCCATTTAAATCTTCCGGACATTCGTACACCATTTCTTGTTTTAACTTAAGAAGTAATTTATATACGTAAAACAAAACGATAAAGAAAAACGACCCTATTACGACCCCTACTAAATGGGAACCCGAAAAGTACGTAGTCCAGCTATATCCAAGAATAAAATGTGTTATGCCTTTGAATGATATGATGTCCGACAAAGACATACTTAAATCAGAAGCATTGTCAATATCCGTATCCAGATCAGATCCTAATATCGACAACAAAAACTGTATAACAAAAGCAAATGATGCTATTAAAGCCATGCATAAAATTATATCATTTCCCATGTCCTTCTGTTTTTATTTTGTAAACAAGATCAGTCATATCTTTGATGGATTTAATATTGTCATCATTAACAACAATATTGAATTTTTGTTCCACCATCATCTCGAGTTCAATTTGATCAAGAGAATCTAATCCAAGTTCTTCAAACGACACATCTTCTTCATGAACTATATCCATTTCCGAATTAAGAAACTGAGTAATAATTATATCCTCTATTATCTTTCTGATTTCTACTTTTTCCATTGCTTTCTAATTTTGTTAAATAAATACGTTTTTATGTTTTTCAATCTCTCTTTGTCTGTTTCAGAACTTCCGGTAAACAAATAATCCGGATTGCCTTTAGCCGGCGGCGTAGGCAATTTAGATACGGCAAACAACCAATCCATTTCCTTATTCTTCTTAGACTCCAAATAAGGCTCGGTAGCGATCTTAAATTTTTCAGCTATTAAGTCAAAGAGCTTTGAATTTTTAAGGTTCATATGAACTGAAAAAGCCTGAGAAGGCGGTTTCCATATGAAGTTACATAAGCTCATTGTATAATCTCCTGACTCTGCTATATAAGATTCCGTTACCTGAAGTATGACCTCTTTCTTAAATGAGGTGTTACCCATAAACCAACACAATCTGGATTCCGCTTCTTTTCTGCTGACACCTATGTCTTTTGAATATGATTCGTACATTCCTATCATAATCTTCAACGTTTCCAGAACCTCGTCTGTCATCTCCGGTGTCTCTATATAATTCACAAAAGACGTTCCTTTGTTGGTCAATCTCATCACGCCTGATTTTAATTTCTCAACCAGGCCAAGCTCTATATATCTACCAGCATCTTCTTCCGGCATGGCTTCGATCATAACCGAATCCTTCTGTCTTATGGCAAGAAGATTGGCAAGATCATTAGGAGTCATGTCTGATGCTGCAAGTTGTCTGAAATTGATGTACATTCTTAATCAGCTTTAATGAAAATAACATCCTTGTTATCTTGTCTATCAATATGTTCACATGGACCAATAATCATGTCTGTACATGAACAATAATTGTATTTTTCAAATATACACCTATCGCATATATCACCTTCCACACATTTTAATCTTACAAGTCCGGCAGCAAATACTTCTCCTACTTTAAATTCCTTCTTTTCCATATTCCCTCCTTGTTTTTTTTAACTGTTGTACCCTTCTTTAATAATCGAATTTCTACCGGTAGATACCGACTGTCGAAGATCGTCATGTACAGAATCTACCGTAGAATACTTGTTTCTGGTTGTAAAAATCACTTCCAGCATCTCCTTGTAATCACCTAAAGCTACTTCGTATCTCGGATCTACTTTGGCTTTTCTTTCAGCCTCGGCATTACTTTTAGCCAGTTCTCGATCAAGAAGATCTTCTTTGATTCGGTCAGCAATCATATCAAGTTCTTTTTTAATAACTTCTCCTGCTGCCCGAAGTTGACCTTCTACGTCACCAAGCTGGTCTTGGACGGTTCCTATTTCTTTCTTTAGGCGATCGTATTCGTTAATCATACCCATATCACCTGCATAGCCGGAAAAGTCCTTGATTATTCTGGTTCCTTCTTTAAGGAGCTCAATAACTCGTCTTTTACGTTCTCTGCTTATTAAAGACGGAAGACGATAATTCATATCCGCCACCGCCTTATCATGTATGGAGTTGATTAAAAACATCTCTCTTTCATCTCCTGCAAACTCAGTAAGAACCAAAAGGAACTTACTTATCAGGTATTCGTTTTCTTCTACTGTTAGTCTCATGGTTCTTATTTTTTTTTAATACAATGACTGTTCTTCTTTTGTCTCTTGTTCTTGTTCCTGATTGTCCGTAACGTCTTCCACAGTATAGAGCTTGGGAGGCGTCGGCGGCTGGTTGGGGTTCACGAACTTCGTCCCGCCCTCCCCGTACATCCATCCATGTCCCGGCAGGATCTCTGGGTGGATTGTATTAGTAAGCTCTTCCATACTAACTTGCCTTACCTTCAGTATATGATGAAACACAAGTCCGGCTGTCCTGAATGATGTTTTGTTTTCAGTTTTAAACCTATCAAGAGTCTGATACCAATCTTTCCCAAATATCATATACTTATCCAGCCCGTACCTACGAGGATTGTGCAAACCTATCATTAACGTACATAACTGACCCAGCGTATCAGATTGGTAAAAATCAGAAAGACGCGGAGGCTGCTCTTGTGGGCTTTTTATCCTTCCTTCTATCTCTCTGTTGAATTGGGATATGATGAGGAAAAATATGTTTTTATATACTAATTTAGCTTCGTTCATAACCGCCACCAAATCATCTATAGCCGACTTAGGATCTAACCCCATTCTTTTTATCAAAGCAATATGATCGACTTTAAATATTATAAGACGTTTGTCTTTATGTTTGGTAGCTATATGATACACAGCCGCCTCAAACTCTTTTACCGTACACGGAGCATCGATGTATATTATATTATTTCTGATTTCACCTTGAAGGATTTCAAACATCCTCATCTCTTCTACTGTATTAGAATCTTGCCTTCTTAATATTTCAGGAGCTCGCTTTTTCATATCCTGGCTCATTCTGCGAAGAAGAAGATCTTGAGGATTCATTTCGAACTCGCAATTAACAAGAAAATAATCTTCTGCTTGCGGGTTGATCATCGGATTCATCACATTTTCCAATATCTTTTGGGCCACATACGATTTACCTACAGATGGCCGGGCTCCTATGGCAATAGCGTGCTGAGGAAAAATACCTCCAAGTAAAGCTTCGTCAATATAATCGTATCCGGTTTTAGCGGGGATAAGCTCTCCCCGCCTGTATTTCAATATATTCTCATACGCCTCTTCCATAACCTGTTTAGAGGTCTTGAATATCCTTCTTATATCTATCCTATTTGCTATCTCCTCTTGCATTTTTGTCACCTTTCGTATCCGATTTGGATCCCCTATTAGCTTTTACTGATTTATACCTAAGACCGTTCTTGGTATGAGAACAATCCTTGCCTTTCCTCCAGCCCTTTCCCTTCTTCTTGTCCGTTTCGTAGTTTTTACGACCAAGCTCTCGGCGTTTGGCTTTCTGTTCCGGTCTGGCATTTATCTCCTTGTCTTTTTTAGCCTTTTTCTTCCTGGCTTCGGGATGAGTCCTGTAGTACTCTGTCGATCTACCCATGTGCTTATATTTTTTTTTGATTAATAATAGCACAAAGATAGGCAATTCGCGCCCTATTTCAACCTGCCGTAGCTCATATCAGGATCACACCAGACATACCCGTCTTTCTCATCATGAAGATACTCAGGACATCCTCTACATGCACTACTTCCTGACACTATTTGATTGTTCTTATTAGGGCACTTATCTCCAGGCTTATGCCATTCTATTCTCGAACCTGATCGTTCTTTGTTTGCATGACAGAACTGAAAGACTTTTCCCATCGTCTTCTCGCCAAACATACCTATATGTGTGTACTCTTCCGGTATAGATAGAAATTCAGATAAATCTTTATACATCCTTTTCCGTTCCTCCGGCGTAGACCATAGTCTATCAAGTTCGGCATGGACTCTTATCTTAAGAGACCTCAGTGATGGCCCCGCAAGCCGGCCTTTAGCTTTTCCCTTATTCGGCCCTGATTCATGAACACCGACATAAGCATTGCATGGTTTGCACATCATAACCATACCTAAGCCTTTTCTGCTATATATTTTATCGGCATTGACCAGCTCGGTTTCCCTTCCGCAATAAGGACAAATTTCGCCTCTTAAAACCCGTTGTTGGCGCTCATTAAGTTCCATACCCTATTCTTTTGTTTTTCTTTAAACTTTTCATACAAACTGCTTTCAGTTTCCATTTCCGAAACCTCTACCTCTACGTCCTCTCTTTTGAAAATTACTTTCTTGGCTGTCGGATACGCGCATTTAGAGATACGAATAGCATTACGAATAGCGTAAACAAAATACGTTTCTGGTGACGATTCGATCACCACTACCTCATTTAAAGTGTTTTTGTAATTTTCCATATTATCTACTTGCTTCAATTATATAACCCGGATGATCTTCGCACGCCTCTTTATATTCGATAAGAAACTTAAGAAATGAATCATAAGACCCCCATCCATTTTCTGGCTCGTATTTCAAAAGACTTTTTCTCTTGGAGATCATAATACATATACCTTTTGTAAGTACATTCTTCATCTCATTGGTATATATTTCTCTATACAATTCTTCTGGTCTCCAAACATAATCGTACAGCGTTTCTTTATTTTCTGATACGAATATTCTTTGTGCCATCTTGTTCATGTTGTGGGTGATGTTTGCAACCCATTCACGATCCTCTTCTTTCTTCTTACTTTTAATATAAACGTCCAGGCTCATACTGTTTTTCTTTTACCTTGTTATTGATTATCAAATCTGCCACATCATCTCCGTCTCCTACATTTTCAACATTTTGAAGATAGTCCGATACTTTTATCCTTGACTTCATCATCATCCCATCTATCTTTTTACTCCATGTCTCAAATGCTTGTCCTTTGTCCGGAAAAGCTACAGTCTTTCTATCTTTTAAAACATCTATCACTTCCGGTCTTAGATTCTGCAACCCACCGGTAGCTACAAATAACTCATCCGGTTTATTCACAGCGCATATAATAGCCGTCTTTTCTGATTCCACCAAATTAACCACCTTATCCGGATACTGGCTTAGAAGATGCTCTCCGAACAGGCATTGTCTAAACAAGAAGTCTCTTGCATGCAACGAGTGATAAAACATAACATGAGGCCGCTCATTGTCACCGTCTTTTTCCTTCACTCTTTTTACATCAATCTCATTCCCCTGGCTGTCGGTCTTTATATAAAAGTCCATGATCTTTCCGGTTCTACATACAAAATCTTTGTCTATCTGCCAGAATACACAACATCCTTTCCATCCCCATAAGTCCATTGTTCCGACATGATACCTTCTGAACACATCAGATACCCTTTCTTTTCCCCATAGAGACGATAAAAATCTAAATACGGTGTTTCTGTCGTCTGGAACCACAGTCCTCTCAAACTCGCTAAAAGGTATGTAATTTACAACGTCAGGATTTACAGGAGGGCGATAAGCTCTTATACACTTATTTCCAGAAATCCAAAGATCTTTGTCGCCTACATCCTTACCAGTAGGTCGTTTATCGTAACCGCAAGTCCGTTCATGATCGCATCTTCCGAACTCGTTTCCAACAACCTGACCTGTTGCCACATCAATATAAGGGGTGAGGCACCGGCTTTTTCCGCAAGCCGGGCAGGTCAGCTTCAGTCGGCTCCTACCGGGTCTGCGGTCAAGTTGAAACCGGGGTACGTTTTCGTATCTTCTGAAATCAAGCATTTTTAACTCCTCTCATTGCTCCTATGATTCTATCTGCTATAGTTATAGACCATGACACCACATCTGGTACATATACTCCGCAATCTATTTCTCCTTTTCTATCTTGCATTTTAATGAACTCAATAGAATAAGCCTTAACAAGATCGAATCTACGTTGTTCCCAGTCTACGTCTTTGTTTTCATCATCCACAGGAAGGGTATCGAGATAATAATTTAAACTCTCATTTATCACACTTCCGTTACTGTCATAGAATTGTATTTTGTCATAGTCGCTTCTTATAGTTGAACCACTGAAGGTGATTACGTCTATTATCTCCCCGGTTCTTCTAATTTTTCTTTTCATACTCTTCTTGTGTTTCTAACCAGTATAGGCATTATTACATTAACATTCTTGCCATATTTCTCATAAGATGTGAGTATGCATATTGCATACTTATCCCCTATCTTCAAATCTTTCGATAATCTTAATCTTGACCCCCTTTTGATGTTAATAAAATAATCACCAAAAGGATTGATACATATCGGTTTTACGATTTCCACATAATCTCCTTCAGGAATAACAATATCACTCATATTACGAATCTTTTAGACATTTCCTCAGCAATATCATATACAACAATATGATCCTCTTCATTGTATGGCTTATTGATATTCAGCACTCCTTTTCTTACCTTAAACCTCTTATCTTTTCTAAGGTGATTCAACATCCCTTGTTGGAATACACAGTCTGCCTTCTCCATAGCAGCATTTTTATCAGACCATTCTTTTAGCGTATAACCTTTACTGTTCGTGCTTTTTGGAGAAAAATTCATAATGCGTGCGTCAATTCCGTACCAGTTTTTAACCATTCTCCTTTCAGCCTCCAATTGAAAAGCATGTTCATTTCGTATGTCACCCGATTTAAAATCTAAGATAACAATCTCTTCTTTCTCCACTTCTCTCACTTCCTTCTTCGGATCGCCTTTTTTGAACTGCCCCGTAGCCCTTTGATACACGGCTCCAAAATAACCTTCTTCTTTGTACTTGAATGTCATTTTAACCATCGCATCTATCGGCGTAGCTACCAAATAATCTTCTAATGATAATATTCTTTCAATCATCATCGGCTTAACCTTATACTCCGAACAAAATTTAGCAAACTTCATAACTCTGACAATCATATCGTCAAGATCATCTATGCTACCAAAGAATTTGTCAAGATTCTTTTTTGATATTTTAAGCTTGCCTTCTTGCACTGTCTTAACTATAAAACTTCGATTTAAGACCATATCTCTACCCGTCAAGTACAATCCGTATAGGTAGTGCATGATCGTTCCTTTATCTGCATCATATTCTGATACTTCTTCCGGATTGCGACCAATCATCCTCATCTCCTGTCTCCATTCTTGAAGAGCCGTCTTGTCATCTACGAATCCGTCTCTAATCATGGTTGTTACCGAGGCGTATATCTTGGCTGTCCCATCGTCCATCTTTCTTACATAAAAACGATTACCGTCTAATGTCAATCTTACGAATTTGGGAGTCTCAATCTTCTTTAACTCATCACAGATATAAAACGGCTCTAACGTTTCCTGATTTTCTGTAAACGGATTCGAATCTTCCTCTCCAGGGTTAGGATCTGCTTCCTCTGCCGGAGCTTCCGGTTCCTCCTTCTGGGCCTGCTCTGTCTCAGGCGCCGGCTTTTCAACTACTGGAACCTGTCCGCCTCTTTCTGCTATGTCTCTGTTCTTTATTAAAGACATAACCTCCTTCTTCAACTGCTCTGGTGTTTGGTTAGGATCTGACACCGACATCACAACATCGTTCATTCTAAACAACGTATTTCCTTCTCCTTCCACCATAGGGACAAACCCTAAATCTGTCAATATTTTTATCTTCTCTTTCATGATCTTCCTCTAATCAATTCTTCTTTAATACAATGTAACACTGTTTCCACTTCATCTTTATCTCTATCTTTCACTGCGATAGCTATATCCTTGCCATAACTCTCTCTTTGTATGTGAGCATAAAAGATAGTTTCATTGTCAGCTTCTATTCTTATTTTATAAAGCTTTCTCATATCTGTCAATTATTTCAATAATCAACCTACCTCTTTCTTTAATCATTCCCCTGCTTTCCATATCCAATACCTTCTTTACCGCATACTTCCATACAAAAGGAAATTCTGTTTCAAGTTTATCAAATTCCATCCGGTCAAGATACATGTCGAATACCGTATGCTCCGATTCATGAAGGAAAACTATATTATCTCTGCAAGTGGCAACCGACTTATATATCCTTTTTGGAAGTATGTGACATACGTTACATACTGTAGGAAAATGGATAGCCCTACCAGTCATAGACATCCGAATACTATTCAGCTCTTCCAGCATAAGACGAAAAAACCCGGATAAATCCGGGCTCTCTAACTTTTTCTTCTTGCTGCTGTTTTTAATGGATGTAATTCTGTTTTTTTTCTTCGGAGTCAACTCTTTGCTCCTGCAAGCCTGGCATAAGCCATGACTTCTTATCATCACTTTTCGTCCGCATCGTTCGCAGACGTATAGCTTCTTTTCCTTGCTTTCCATTCGAATAATAATGATATTATTGAAAAGAACAATCCCACTGAAGCCAGTAGATAAGGTACGTTCATTAATAATTTAGATACCTCGTCTGTCTTAATCACTATCAGAAGGAAAGCGCCTGCTGAAAGCAATGATATTATCGCCACAACAAGCGCTATGTTGGAAACTACATCAGCCTTACTCTTCACTCTTCTTCTCGCCTAATTTTTCAGCTCCCTTCTGAAGATCGTATTTGAATACGTCTATGATCTTCGTTTCAGCAATAGCTTCGCAATTCCAGTCGCCCAACGTACCCTGCATGCCTTTAGTCAACACAGCTTCGGCATCCTTAGGATTGCCGGCCTGGACATACATATAGCATGGAGTTTTCTTTTCTTTACCTTTCTTTTCATCCAGTGTAATGTAATTTACCTTACACTTATACCAGTACTCAGCTTCTCCGTTGAAGAAGATTTCCGACACTTTAATAGGATTTATTTTAATAATGTCGAACACTTGAAATAAATCCTTGAAAATCTCTAAAGATCTTGATTCTGCCTCTGTATAAGACAAGGCATCTACCAAATACTTTTCAGTTACTTTCTTTTTTTTGCCGTTCTCGATATTATCAATCTCGGCTTTTACCGTAATTTCAAACCAGCGATTCATTGTATTAATATTTAATTAGTTGATTTCTTTCCTTTCTCTATACTATTTTTAAATCTTTCAGAACACCACTGCAAAACATCCATCATCATCATCTCATTATTAGATAAGATGCCTTTTATAATTAACGCCAATTGATGCTGTGACATTCTTAGGCTCATATCAAATCTTCTTTCCTCTTCATTTACTATCGTGGCTACGAAATACTTACACCCCTCTAAGTGCGTCAGGGCTTCAATCATAGCTTCTTTTATCTCTTTTTCTTCCATTCTGTTTGTTTTTTTTGGACAAAGATATGTCTTTTGATAATAAAAAAGATTCAAAATGATTTAATTTAGCTTAATTACTACTCTTTTGATTCGTCCGGCATAGGCATGTCAAACTTTTTCCTGATAAACGATTCTGTTTCTTCATTGAATGGATAGGCCTCCTTAATAAAATTCATAGCTACCTCCATATCACCGTCTGCTATATCTTTATACCTTTCAAAGATACCAACCAGGTCATTGTTATATGAACGCTCTTGTTTTATGTTGTACACGTATTTCAACACCCTGTCTTTAATTTCATTGGCTTTTTTCACAGTATCATTGAAGGAATTTATACTTTCCAATTCTGGATCTTTGCTTTCCTTGTTTACCTTATCAAACTCTTCTTTGCTATACCCCGCTTCCCCTTTAATAGCCGGGCAAACACTTTCTTTTATGATCCAAAACTGTTCATACGATCCTGTCAGAAACCTTGATTCTATTTTAAATGCATTATATTTAACAAGCAAATTAGCCACCTCAGTTGCACCTTCTACGGTTCTAAAACCGATGCCGATATCTTTTAACATAAATACTGGAACTCCAGTTCTTGGATACACGACTTCTTTTTCGTTCTTTATATTCCAGTTTTTAGCTTCAATTGGAATACCCTTACCAACAAGCTCTTTGTCTATATACAGACTTATCTCTTCGTCTGTCAATGCCACAATCTCATCTCTGCTTAAATCAAAAACTGTTTTCATTTCTTTTTATTTATTAAATTAAACAATCTACCTCTTTGTTCAGGCTCCGTATATTCCACCCATATATCGGCTGCCACATTTCTAAGAAATTCCATAAAGTCTTGATGATCCCTGTATTCAACAGAATCAACTTTTCTCACAAAACTTAGAATTTCCTTTAACATCTTATTGTTTTCTTCAAGAAGTTCTCTGTCGGTCATGATCTCGTGAAAATATATTATTCAACATGTAATAGGCAGTAAATTTTCGATGTAGGCCCATCTTACGATATGGAAAATTCTAACAGCTATTTTCCAATTAGAGTTATTTGGCCCACAGACAATAGGAGTTCCATCTTGTTTAATAGCAATCAACATTCCACTGTGTTGTGGTGTTTCGCTTGCATCATGCCACGCGCTGCTGATGCTCCATTCTGCACCTGCCATGAAGTCTTCATAGCAATTATCCTTGCGTAAAACATAATCGTCTGCATCCACTTCTTTGAGAACGTTTCGCCGAAAATGTGTTTTACCTATGGTATAATCTTTTGCTGCTTTTTCAATATCTTCTCGTTTCATTTCTTTTTAGTTATTCGTTAAATACAATTTGTTCGATATGTGTATTCATCAATCATATCATTACCGATAATCTCAGGTAGCTCAAAAAATCTTGTAACCGGACAAACATGTGCTTCAATCTCCACACAAAGACCGTCACCCGGTATATAGGCACAACCTACGTTATTATTCCAGTTTATATGCTTTTGGGCTGCTCTAGCTACTTTATCGCAAGCTGATAAGTATTCAGTATATTTACTGTTAGCTCTTTTTATTTTCCTGAATAGTATATCGTTCATTTCTTTTTATATTATTACCAATCTCCGCCATCATTCGGTATTCCATCAATGATGGTTATACTATTTTCAATGTTACTGCCTCCATATTGCGTAAATTCCGGTGTGGGATTATAGTTTGTATCTCCATGCATCATTACATGTAATGTTCCGCTTGCTGAATATATCCATAATCGTTTCCCATCTTTCTTCCATTTTTTGGCAAGCCTCTTAAATGAATCAATTAGCTTGCATTCTTCTTCCGTGCATTCTATTCCGGCTTCTGTTCTGTATTTGCTCATATCTTTTTAAAGTTTATCTATTATTTTGTCACCCATTTCCTGCCATTCATCACTCACGCTTATAACCAATCCCATGACAGTGAGTGATAATAACAACGTAAAAATAAGCCATAACAGAAAGCAGATAAAAACACATATATACCTCATGATTTTTTAGTTGTTAGATAAAAGCAAAATCGGTTCATTTGACTCCGCAATTGCTTTTATTTGTTCTGGATTGATAAAACTCTTAATTTGTTCACTTATCTTACAAATAGATTTGATCATATCAACGAATAATTTTGAGGTGCATTCGTTGCATTCCACTTCCATTACCGGCTTATATCGATTGTATGACATACCTGCTACACAATTCAGCCAGTGTGTATAAGTTCCTTTTTCTGTATTTAACCTGCTGTATTCTACTTTTGTCTCTCCATTTCCATATTCAATTACTCTTTTTAGAAATGGTTTTGCATAAATACTAAAACCGAAAGGTTGGGTGTTTAAGGCATCTAAACGGAAAGTTCCATCTCTCCATTTTCCATTTTCATCGCCTCCTGTCCATTCCTTAGAGGGGTTAGGGACAATATTTCCGTTTTTGTCATAGGAAAACACGCAATTCGTTTCCAGTTGATACTTAATAACAGGCACTTCTTCTACTATTTTATAACTCAAACATCTCTTCAGAACTTCCCTGATTTGACTTTCCAAATCAGAAAGTGCTATACTATTGAAATATCCTTCGTTGCCTAATCTGTTTGTAGGTAATTTGATCCCATAAGAATGAATCTTATCCACATCTTCTTTTGACAAGGTAGTGGTAAACACTCCTTCTTTGGTGACATTCACTTTAACAGTTACAGACAAACTGTTATTAGCGTTCTTTTCCGTTATATTTAGTGTTGTTAATGCTGCCATAATCAAATCTTTTTAAAATCAATTTGAATAAATATAATGCATTCCTGCTTCATATACCTTATGTATATCAGGGTCATTCTTGTCTTCCGGTTCCAATTCACTCTCTTCAAGAGTATAATCCCATTCAGAGTTGTAGTACATATTCTCATTTGTTTTCTCCAAGGAGCAATCTTTCATCAAATTCAGATATTCTCCCCAAACTGCAACTTCCTGCTGTTGCTCTTCTTCTGTCATAAGAGATATTTTGTCTTTCAATTCTTTCCAAGTCATAGCTTGATTTATAAAAGGTGATTACTAATTTATTCCACATCAAAAAGTTGATCTAACACCAATAATTCGGCATCCATATCTTCATCTTTCGGGAAACGAACTTTTATATTTCCAAACTTAGATGTCTTAAACAAGATGTAGGGGTTCATATCTTCGGCAGTCACCGGCTTATATTCCTTAACTTCCGACATCTTGAGATACCAGTCACCTATTTTTACAAACCCAGAAAAGATAGAACACAGATGCGCTTTTACAGACTGTATCTCCTTTTTATCTTTGAAAGGTATAATTTCGTCCTTTCCCCTTATCCTGATTGACAAGAAAGGACGAATGTTATCTGTTTCATTTTGGAATCTGAAGCCTGTTATGGCTTGCTTTGGGATTCTTCTCCCCATTAATACAAAATAGCTCATTGTTGAAAATATTTAATTAGACATAAATATACAAGTTTTACTAAGATATCCTTCTGTCATCTCTATGAAATTCACACAATCTAATTTGCTTAACTTGTAAATCAATGCCGGATTGTGTATTATGGCTATAATTTGTGTTTGTGGTTTATGGAATGACAATACATTATAAATTTGCATTATGTTATCAATATCAAGATTCCTGTCTGGCTCATCCATGAGAACCGTGTATTCAAAACTGCTTTTTGTTAATGCTATGCGGTTTCTTTTATAATACTTCAACAGGTTATCAATTCTTTTAATCCAAAACGCATTTGATTTTTTCTTGTATTCTACAAGATCTTGTATTGGAAACGTATAATCCTTTTGACCGAACATTAAATTGAAAAGTGATTCCAATGATAACACCACTTTCTCTCCATAAGATCTTCGAATATTATTCACATACAAATCTAAGTTGCTGATGTTTTTCAATACGCTATCTCGATTCATCTCCGCCGATGGCAATAAACGGAATACTTTCCCTGCATAATCGGATGATATGTCAATCCCATCAAAAACCTTATCATCGTCATCAAATATAGGTGGAAAATCCAGTGCCTCGGTCGGCATTTCAGAGCACATGGATTTCTCGCATAACGCATACATTGATATGATGTTAAGCAAGGTTGATTTTCCGCTACCGTTTTTACCTATAATTACATTCACTCCTGGCTTGAAAATAAATTCTCTGCCATTTTCAAATGCTTCTATATCCGAAACATATTCAAATGGAGTTTTTGTATTGTCTTTTATTTTTACTTTATATATCATTTTATACTGGCCATGTTATAAAACATACGGATGTTATTTAATTTCATATTTTTCTTTTCTAACTTTGTTTCACTCAATCGAATCACATAGTCCCTTGTTTCGGACAAGACGGTTGAGCAAAAGAGGTCTTTGATATAAGGTTTTACCCTAAAATACTCGTTGGGTAAGTAAAATCAAAAACGTTTTGTTTAGTAAAAGAATCCGGCGATCTCACTTTTGAGCAACCGGTAGAGGGTATTGGTGATACCCAGTACGGATTTTCGTATAAATGTGTATTGTTTTACGCTTTTTGCGCAAAGTGGTATGTAATCACCTTTTTACTGATGTTATCATATGTAATCCTTTTTAAAAATCAATTACCGTCCGAACCATGTCTCCGATGTGCTTGTTGCCGGTGCCCGTGAGACCACTGGAGAAGACCACGTACCACGCGACGGCCTGGCTGCTCTCAGTACTGGACCAATACCACGTCGAGGAGAGGGGAGATGCCGAAACATAAGTGAATGCTTTGTTTAGTTCGTCCATATAATGGGCCATTAAATTTAATTGACCAAGAGATGGTATATACTCGCCATCTTCCAGCAGATTTCTCAATTTTGGATTTCTGGCTACAAGGCGTTCCGTATTGCCGCGTCCGTCAATGTCAAACAGCGCATCACATTCACGTTCGTAATATGTCCCACTTCCGGATTCTTCACGGCTATCATCGTCAAGCAATTGTACGATATCATGTTCCGTCAGTGAGATTGCAAATGACATGTATCTGTGCTTCAACCCAATGTATCGTACACAATCTTTGGAGTTATCGCCGGTAAACGGCTCTACATGTCCATCTTTGTAGATTATATACAGTCCATCAGTTGACTTTTTCTTATCCTCTTCGGATGGTACTCTGTTTTCACATGTACATTTCTCACTTTTGGATCTTACGATTATATTCAACTCATTTAATACATGATCCCTGATGACGCTCTCGCACGCTCTTCTTACAAAATTATGATCTCTTTGTTTAAGCTCATCTGTTACCATACATCTGATCCAATGTTCTATCTGATTGTTTCCTCCGTATGTATTAAGCATACACCGTTTTACGAGTTTTTCCAATAATGGCTCTATGTTTTTGATTATATCTTCTTTGGTAAGGTGAAGTTCATTTAATATATAGTTCCTTACTGCCTTGTATTCTTTACTTGTGCTCATAATATACCGATTTAACATTGTGAATCATATTTTCTTTCTCTCCCGCTGTCTTCCCCTATCGGATTGTCCCATCCATATTTTACAGCCGTAGCTTTAAATAGAGGGAGTCCATAAAATGCATAATCATCCTCACTCCAGCCTTCAAGACCTTCTTCCAGAATGTAGTTCCACATCATCACACATTCAAACATCAAACTGGCTGATATTCCTCTCTGATTTAATGCCTTTTCAAAACCGAATCTTACGTCTTCTTCAAGCTGTTTCAGGACATTTTCTCTGGTAAATTCAACTACAGTACTGTTCCACTTTTCCTCGTTGTCATATTCTTCATTCGGCTCCATACCGAAATCCTTTATCATGCTATATGGAACAAATTTAGCCAGTCTGTTAAAATCTCTACCGTCTAAACATTTTGATGTTAATTCTTTAAGTTGTTCTAATGTTTTCATAAGCAATTTTGTTTTATAGGTTAATCCCATCCTCCAGTAGCATACAAAGAAACATCTTCCTCCTCTACATTTACACCTTTAAGAGCCTGTAGAAGTTTTTTCTTTGTCTCCCGGCACATATTGTAACCATATCCTTTATACCGATATGAGCGTTCCCATGTGCTTACTGGAAAAGGAATATTTTCATCAATGACCAGCCTCTTCATATGAAGATGTTCAAAGAATTTCTCATGGTAGAGTAGTTTGTACTCGTATGCTACTATACTTGCAGATGAGAATGGAAAATAAT